TTTCTGGAATTGCTCTTCTCAACAAAATTTTCAGTTGGGCGTGGGAATACCACGTCTGGTCCCTGGACGTATCTCTTGTTACCGTCTTCGTCGAGAAGGATACAATATTCTAGTCGTTCTAGAGTGATGGCATCTCGAACGTATTGACCAACTTCATCAGCAATGACTTCGATACCAGTTGGCGGAATGTAGAATGAAACTTTGGTGCCTTCGATGATGTGCAATCGGCCCATTGTCAGGTCAGGCATCTTGCCGAGTGCTTCAGCTTTTTCCGCTTCAGTTGGGTCCTTGCCATCCTTACCCTTGGTCTGGAGCTTCATAGTTGCTTTGCCCCAGTTTTCTCTAGCAGCGTCTTCGTCATAGACTCGAACAATCAGATATTGATTGCTTCGCATGCGATGGCCGGACAGAGTCACAGCAAATTGACCAGGATACAAAGCGAAAGTTTGTGGTCCTTCAATGTTGATCTTGTTGCCCTGGTCCAATTTGGTGTGGACATTAGAGCCCTGATTGGGATGGATGGGATCGCTTGAGTTGGTGAGGGTAGGATTGTGAAGAACAATGTAAGACCCCTTCTCTGCGAACGGGAAAGTCAAAATTGACTCTTCCAATTTACAAGCAACAAATTTCCTTACCTTGGGGTCGAACTGAACTGGTCGGTCAGTCTGTGACAAGCTAGCTTTTGATGGGCCGACCCAGACGGTCACGTGCCCTTTTGTTTCATCCAGGATATTGGCATATTCTCCTGGACCGAGAATTAAGTCTCTTTCTCGATCTCTTGATGGTTCCATATTATCTCCTTTTATTTGGTATGTTCTTTCAGAAAAAACCATTTGCCTTGGGGTATTTTGACTGGTTGTTTAAGTAAAACTGTATCGCGAAGTTGTTGGAGCATTTTTTGAGCTGTCACTACAGTCGCTTCTTTGCCAATCCATCCTTTATGTTCACCGTTCAAGAGCATAGTAAGTGATGTGTCTTCTTTGCTTGCATCAAGTTCAACTACGTCTCTAATTTTTGAACGAGGGAAGAGATTAGAAAATACTGCCTTTGCATCTTCTTCACTTTCGGCAATTATCCAGTGTCCTCTTCGGCTCATATTAGCAATATCAAAGAGTTTCATTTGGCCCCTTTTCAAGTTTATATATGCACAGGATTTTTAATTTGAATCGGTTCCGTTCTCTAATAAAATTTTGGTGACTTCTTTCTTCCAGCCTTTGAGAGTATTTAGTTTTTTACCCCAATCACCTTCGAATAATTTTTTCCATCTATGCGAATCGCTTATTTGTGTCCATAAATTGTAGCGGCCTTTTTTCTTTAAAGCAATGACTAAGCCGTAGTGAAATGCGCGCCATAAATCTTTATATTTTTCGCCCTCAGAGTCATTCCAGTGTTTTTGAGCTTCATCTATTTCGTCCCATGTAATAAAGATGATATTGCCATGTGCGATTTTTTTCATACTCATATTTAACTTATATGCCAGAAAGATAACTATATGAGGCGCAATAAATGGAACTAAACAAACTACTTGAGGCTATAGGTAGAGAATTAAAAGACACGACTACTGCTGCAGAAATAGGTTATTTGCCTAGCGAAGGGATGGAAAGAAAAGATAATAAATTGACCTATACTTCTCATAATGGAAGAATAAAAATTAAGCAGCTAGATAAAGACCAGTGGGAAGTTGAGTTTGACGGTAAAGTCCAAAAAGGTAGTTTTAAAACTATAATGGAAAGAGTAGTAGAAGTTTCTAAGAGCGTATAATGAAGGTCCAAAAAGCAACTCACAAGGATATATCTTTAGGCGGATATGTTGGTAAGGTCATGACCGACTATGATGAGCTGTATGAATTATTTGGCGAACCAGAGGGTCCTAGCGGAGACAATAAAGTTCAAGCTGAATGGATCATTAAATTCAATAATATTGCAGCTCGCATTTACGACTATAAGAATTATGGGAAAGATCCCGAAGAAAATATTCTGTGGCATATAGGTGGCCCTAATGGTAAAAATTCTTATACTCTGGTGATGGCTGCTATAAAAGGACGTAGGGCTATTAATCTCATATTCGCACACAAATTTTTTGATGGCCTTGACTCTCGGTTTAAGCTATGAGACTTGATGACTCCTTAAAACAATACATAGGCAAGTGCATAAAGTTTGACCTGCAAAGAATGCATAAAGAAAGGGCTCCTAAAACTCTACCGAGCATACTAGCCAAGTATTATTATATAACTGGTATAAAACAAGCAGATCAAAAAATGGTAACTTTTAGCGGTGTAAGATTTGCCGAAAATCTAACTAGTGAAGATGAATACGCCGACTCAATGATTATGTATAGAGATTATCAGTTTAATGAGCTACACGAAATGAGGCCACAAGACTATGTCAGAGTTATTACATTAATATTTAAATGATACACAAAACTGGTAAAAGCAAAATCCTATATTCCTCATATGTAGAAAAAGGTGATCATTTCTTTTTAGGCACTTTAGAGTTTGACAAACAAACTGACGAAAATAAGGATCTAATTAAAAAAGCTTTAAAAGATAGAACACAAGAAATAATTGCGAAACAGAAATCTACAGATACTTATGTCAGACACATTATAATAGCGACAGAAGCTAAATCAGCCCGAGAGGGCGATAATATATATTTGAATTATGACTTTAAAGATGATGAGTGGTGGTTATTTCCTAGACATATTTTTGCAACTAAAAAACAAGCCTTAGCTCATCTTATGGAAGATAAGGGCGAATTATTCAATATTCTTTTTTCAAAAGAAAAACATTGGAAAATTCTCAAGCAGTAAGCCAATCAAAAAACTCATCTTCAGTTTCAGTTATATATAAAGGCTTGCCGAGATAGCTCTCTAATAATGTAATTTTCTTAGGATCAGGTAGTCTTTGTTGAGGTTGATAATTGACTATTTCTTGCATAGCTTCCCACAAAGTCGGATAGAATTGCGCATCTTCTTTTTCTAACACCCAACAGAAGTAAGAGCCATTGCCCTCTGTAATATGATCATCGTCGTCTTGTGCATATCCAGATTGTTTATAAAGTCTCTTGAAAACTCCCTTGGGCATTTTACCAATGTATATTACACCGTCTGTATCTTCAACTATTATTACGTAGGACTTAAACCCTTTTGGATCGTTTTTAGTCCATTTGTATTTTTCAGCTGGTATTTTTTCGGGTGTTTCTTCGTTTAGAACATCATATATATTTGTCATACTGCAACCTCATCTTCTCCAAATAATGTTTTAATCATAGCTCTATTGACTTTGTTTTGAGGAGCGTGCATATATGGATGCCATCCATTTTTGGGGTTCAATACAGTTACATTTTCTAAAAAAGCATCTGTTTTAGTTTTAGGCATAAAACTCAGAAGAGGTGGATCTTCACTTCCAATAAAAGTAAACATGCCTATGTCTTTTTCCATTTTCACTAAGAACATGACGGAATAAAGTTGTTCTTCGCTACCCATCGATTCTGAAATGTCTTCAGCAATCCATTTATTGAGTAAGTTCTTCTTTTGTAAATCACGAAAGAATATTGCCATATATTTATCTTGAAGATTTACTATAACTCATATTTGGCCTTGAATGTAAATCTTATAAGCTGACGAAGATTTATTATTGTAGCTTCTTCAAGATCGGGCAATTGAGAGAGTTCGCCATAGTTATAAACTGCCAACTCGCGATCAGTTGCGAGACCATCAGACCAAGCAAATATTTTCCAAGGCTTGAATTTGTCTTTGGTCTTAGGATCTCGGATCACCCAATCTATTGAGGTATAGGTTTTTCCTTTTTGAAACTTTTCTACGCTAGCTCTATAAAATGCTCTCATTATTCTAATAACTCCCAATCTGTAAAGATAAACTTTAAAGCAGAATGAACTTCTTTTTGGTTGGGCTTGTAATTAATTAATTCATCAGTTTTGAAAAGTATTGTAAACTCATCACTAACGGCTGTTGGCTCATCACTAATGGCGGACCTATAATCAAAGCCAATATAAACTATAATCATAGAAGAAAAATCATCTTGATCTTCTACCCTGATAATTAGACCTTTGCGCTCCCACGTTTTGGTATTAAACCAACGACCTGTTTCTATTTTCATTTCCAAACTCTTCTCATCAACTCACGTTTTGCTTTTTCCATAGTCTTGAATGTATCACCCACGCCTATTATAAATGGATGTTCGTTGCGTAATCTTGAATTGTTGCTTCCTACTATTGGGTTGATTTCATCAACGTAAAAAAGATCAATATTACCGCTTTCTGGATCATCTCTGCCAATTACGTAGTAAATTTGCCAGTGCTTTTTCCCAAGGTAAATATAAAAGACGAACTTCTGTTTTTGTTCAGTTACAGGATGCTTCATTTGAATTATCTTACTAATAATCAATGCCTGGTTGTGGTTCTATACCTTTTCGCCAAGCGTGTTTTATTTCATTTACTTCGCTGACAGTATCGGCTAATTCAATAATTTGAGAATGAGCATCTCGTCCTGTAAGAATTAAGTGAGTATCAATGGGCTTAGACTTGATAACGTTTATGACTTGCTCAAGATCTACTAGTTTCAATTTTAAAGCATTGTTTATTTCATCAAGAATTACTACATCAAAAGCATTTAACTTTTCATGCACTAAATCAATAGCGTCTTGAGCATTGGCTCTATGTTCTTTCCATGAATAAGGATTACCTTGTATGCCACAAAATCCTTTGCCTGTAGTATGTAATTCAACATTGGGTAAAAGCTTTAGGCTGTCCCATTCACCGGCATGAATATCGCCTTTCATGAATTGAATCATACAGACACTTAAGCCATAACCTACTGATCTAAGAACAATCCCTAGTGCAGCTGTAGTTTTACCTTTGCCGTTTCCAGTTATGACTACGATTAGTCCCTTTTTCGATTTGGGGCTTAAGTAATCTATTTTGGTTGGTGGGGTTCCTCTCATGTATAATCCTTGAAAACTAGCTTCACTAATTTTCTGATTTGTTTTACGCTCGCGGGAAGAGGTTTATCCAAATATACAATTATAATTATCTTGTCGCTACACACAAAACAAGGGACCTCTTGCGAAGTCCCTTGTAAAAAAGAAGTGGATTAGCATTTACCACTAAGCTAACGGAACAGATTCGGATTGTTCAACCACGCCCCTTCAGGACCGCGAATCCCAAAGGTTGAATAGCGGGTGGATTGTTTACCACCGAGTTTCGCAGCGAATAGCCATGTATTATGTTTCGGGGACTTCTGCGAAACTACCGCTCCAGCTGTTGGTCTTTCGACCATGCCCCAGAAGTTGTACGACTTCCAACTGGCCTTTGTGTCTTATCCTCGTCTGCCCTGCTACTACCCAAGACTCTTCGTCCCAGATATGCCTTACGCCATCGAGCGTATTTGGGCCATCTCTTTTCTTGTATAATCATGTATGCGAACTTTTAGAAAAAATTAGAATTTTGAAATAATTTTTAAAATTGTCTCCCCAGAATTCTTTGCCCATTTGCAACAACCAAATACGAACGCCATAATAACGATAATCCCAACCGGCTTGAGTACCTGTACCCAAATATTTTCGTATGATAAAATGGTCCTTCATAAATCTAAGTAGGCCCTCATCTTTTGGCTCAGTAGTATCTAAATCTATGTAGCCATAATTTTCAAACGCGTCTTTTATAACTTGATGCATTTCTTGATTGGAGATTTTCATTCTGTTGGAACTGGACCTGTTTTCTTTTGATGTTTTTTTAGTATATCAGGTTTTGTAGCTATTTCAATACATTTTTGAACTATAGACAAGAAGTTCCCAACGTCTTTCTGGCCGTCTGCGTATGTGATAGCCCATTTGTCAGGGCCTTCTTCTTCTACTTTGAAGCCATGCTGCTTAGCAAATTCATCGCTATTTATATTGGCTAGAAGCTGTTTCTGCTTGCTTCTCCAATCATTGGGGTTGGGTTTTTTATACTCGGGCTTTATTATAGGCGGGAGGTCTTCTTGCAACATTCTTAGAACTTTGTTTAAATCTTCTGCCATTTTGATACGACTCCTGTAGTATTTATCTTATGTCTTATTTTACTACAGTTTCTTCTACAAACTGGACTTTCATGTTATTGACGTCTTTTAGCTTTGCCCAAAATCGGAGAGATTTTGTCGAAATGTATTCCTTGCCGTCTCTAAGAATTTTGACTTTTTTGTCGGCATAGAAAGTCAATGACGAAAAGCCAGAAGCACCCTTTCTGATATAGATACGATCGACTGATAGGATTGTTCCCTTTGGGAAAACGAGCTCCGTGTGCTTGCTAGTGTTGGCGCCATAAAGCTCATCCCAATTTCGCTTCTTCTTCACAATCTCTGTCAATTCCAAAACGCTAGAGTTGCGATACTCATTGTGAAGCTCCATGTGCCAGTCTTCGGCAAGGATCATCTTCGTTCCGATTTCTGGAATCATAACCGGCATTACTGTTGAGAGTTGGGTCTGATTCGTCACGACGTTCTTACTCAAAATATCGCGTTCTTTTTTACGCTTGGCTGCATCTTTTGTGTTTTGGTCGAAACGTAGTACATTTTCTTTGGTGCGTTCGAAACGATCTTGAAATGCTTTATAGAGATTTTCTTGGATATAGACTCGGTCAAGGATTGGAGCCATCCGCTTGTCGACGGCAGCATCAATATGGTGAAACAGATTCCACCATACTTCGTTGCTATTCTGCCACAAATATTGGTCAGTTGGCGGCTGGATGTTTGAAGTGAAAGCGATTGTTGCCGATTTTGAGGCCCTGAACTTGTTTACTCTGTCATAGAGTTCTCGATAGTTCGAATGATTCCAAACGCTTCTTGACTCAAAGCTTTTTACTTCTTCGGCAGAAATGGTAATAGCGTCTGGCTTGACAGATACACTTTGACCGTTCAAATTATAGAACATCATGTGATTATTTCCTTAATCGATAAAGATCTTGTTTTGCTTATCAACGACTAGAACGGTCTTGCATTTGTGGCAACGGTATTTGCCGCTGGGCTCTATAGGTCCCAGCCTATTATCGCAAATGGGACAATACTTGAGAGGAGTAATCAACTTGGGTATGACAGCATTGTTATTCATAGACTCCTCTTTTAATGCCCTAAATATAAGACGGGCTCGAAACTAAAATTGTTCATGCCTCCCCCACGCCTCTTTTCTTGTAGAGTCACAAGTCCTATCTTTTAGAAGTCGTTTAATGTCTTCTTTATTAGTCATCATTTAAAATAAAGTATTGATCACCACCCGGATACCAGGATCGCGTCTTTATGTTGTGATCCGGTTCGCAAGCGTTAGTGCATCTCCAACACTTACCATCTTCGCGTATCTCACTAGACTTAAACCATTCGTTACAAACCGAACATTGAATTTCATCATGGAGTAAATGTTTAGTTCGACGTTTTTTGCGTTCTAGTTGCGACATTTTTGAAAAAGCTAATAAATACGTCTATGAGTTCTTGTAGTCGTATTGCTGTAAGTTCTATTTCTATTGCCCAATAAAACAAAAACATCTTTTTTTTCTTCTGGATACTTATCTAGAGCTTTTTCTGATATTGCCCACTCAATGCCTAGCATTGCGCATTCAATGCCTGGAGATTCATCTTTGAGTGTTCTAGAACCTAAAATAAATCTACTAAATTGCGCTGTGTCGACATAGCTCTTGGATTCTATGGCTAAGACTAATTTATCTTTATAATGAACATAAAGATCGAGATTATAGCTTTTGCCGTTCCGACTTTTGAGAAGAAAGTCTGAAAGATTTAGGCCTGATTGTCTAATTGCTATATAGATGATAGAATCAAAAAATTTCATTACAGCAGTGCCTCTAGCGTTTCTTTCCTTTGCCATTGATCTATAGCTTTCAAATTGCTTTAAGATTTTTGCAATATCAATGTTAGACTTTAGAAGCATTTCTAAATCAAAATCTCTAGCGTTCATTGTTATCTCCTGAACTGAAGTATGCTACGCACAAAGAAGCCCACCCTTTCGGGTGGGCCTGAAATGTTTAGAGAAGGTCTTTGGCCATTAACTGGATCATTTTTGGAGTTTCGCCGGTGAACCCTGCGATATCATAACTCTTTGGATCTTTTGGATCTACAAGAGAAATGTGATCACTGTAGGCCGTAAGTGTCGTATAGATCGCTTTTGCCTTGGGATTGATCTTCGACCTGTATTCCTTCAGAGCTTCAGCTGGGTGTCGATACCCGGCCCACGACTCCGAATCTGTAAAGAATACGAAGACGTCTGTCTTGATCCTGTTCTTGAGAGCATAGAGATAGGCTTGGGCCGCATCTGTTCCACCGAAGCCACCGTGCCAGAAATTCATTGAATCCCTGTAACCCATCTTCTTGGTGAACTTCGGAATCTCTACGAAGTTAGTGTTGAATCCGCCGACGAAGTAATTCTTCTCCGATCGGACAGAAGCTAACGCCATGACGCCTTCGACCTCGTATGGACTCATGTGCAATTGGCCAACGCTATTCCCCAACATAGAGCTTGATATGTCGAGGGCATAGAAGAAATCAAGGCCAGTTGGTTCGAGAGCGTCGAAACACTTCTCAATACCGTCTTCCATGATATCCTTTACTCGAGCGATTGGTGACCATCTGAGCTTGCTCTTTCCGCCTTCGCCACCCATGCCGTAAATCTTCAGGGCAGATGCGAATACGATTGGGTGAATATAGGCTTTTGCCAAATTCTCCTTCGAGAATCTTGCCTCAAGCAGATCTAGATTCGCCTTGTTCTTAAAGACATCCTTGTCAGTAAGGTTACCCAAGTTCCTGATAGTCGCGCCGACAGGCATCTGAAGGAAGAGGGCTTCCCAGATCTTATTGGTCATCTTTAGGTTACCAGGCATCATTTCCCAAGTCATCTTGAACCTCTGGATGGCGTCGATGACGTCGGTTTCACTTGCACCTTTCTTCAACTGCTCGTAAGCGTTGATTCGAGCAAGCTCGACCGGGAAGCTTTCCATTAGAGGATTCTTCTTGGTGCCACCGATTACCCAGTTGAACACTGCTTTCTGCAGATCAGTCCTTGGGGTAGGCCTGACAGTTCGAAGGATGTCCTTTGCGCTCCAGTCATACCTACTCTGATACTTCAGGAACTGATACTCCAGCTCTTTGGCGTCCTTACCTGAAATCCAGTTTTCGACCGTCTTGTGGATCAGTGAACCCAATCCTCGCTCGTTCTTCGTGTAGTTGAAGAACTCATACAAGTGGCTGCCATTTCGGATGACGTTGGCAAACACTTCCTTGAAAACGTTCTTTGCCTTCATGTCTCCCATAGACAAATAGGTAAGAGCATAAATCGGCGTGTGAACAGAAATGCCCTTCTTTGAAGCGTCAAGAATCTCCTGTCCAACTCGCGCTGGATCTGAAGCGATGAGCTTCATAAGCAACTTCTTATTGCCGTCGGTCATTTCCTGTGCATTCTGGTAATACGCACCAGACATGCTACCTACAAGCAACCATCTTCGCAAGGCCTGCCACTCATCAGCTTTGAAGCTGAATCCGCCGGCTAGGTTTTGAGTCATCTCTGCTTCTCGACCTGGAATTGGCATTGACTGTGGTGTTCGAGTAGCTCGAACTTTGCTAGTAGACTTAGAATACGGTGCACTCATGTGTTTCCTCCTTCAGTCCTATAATAGGACAAAAACTTTATTAGTCTCCCGACTAACTGTCGAGAAATCTTCTATTAAATAAGGTATATACGGCTTGGCTAACAACCATACTTATGCGCCCTTGTCCTTAGAGGTTAAGGTCCTTGGACTCAGGTGTGAAAAATGTAATACGTCTTTGCTTTGTTTATAGAAAAAGATAGAGCAAGGATATGAAGAACGTATTTTTGTTACCATTTAACGATAACGTCCCTCTGTCAGCTCTTGTGTGAACTCAGGATTAATCTTATCCTAAGTAAAAGGAGATACACATGAATCGCCACTGCAGATTCATGAAAAATAAACAAAGCAAGGGAGTTAAAGAACTATGTCAAATTGCGATAAAGTCCTTCGAACAGCTTTGAGTTAATCCAAACAATAAAAGAGATTGACTCAGCCCATTTGATCAAAGCAAACTTGGTGAAGAACGTTTTTTGTTTGTATAACGGTAACGTCCTCCGGACAGCTTTGAACAAATGGAGTGAATCTCGCTCCGGGGGAATCCTACTACAGCGTCTAGCACTGTTTCAGATTCATTTCTGCCCATCCCCTCTTAAAAGAAGAGGGGCAGACTGGGCGAATAAAAAGAAGCAATAGTCTGAAAAAGGTAAGTCCCTATTGCTAGGGTTGTGGGCATCGAATCCCACTGAAACTAATTTTTAAGATTGGTTTGTTATCCGGTAACCTTTTCCATTCAGCTTCTTACTCATCTTTATATATGCTTTTACTTTTACCTTTGCTTTTGACAAAGGTTTTTATTTCTTCTATATTAATGTAATTGTCTAGGCTTATTAAACTTTCCTTCAAAGTACCAGAGTGTATAAGTCTATGACAATTTGGACAAATGTAAGTGATATTAGAGTATGAATTTTTGCCTCCATCACTTTTTGATTTTATGTGGTGGTAATCACCACGACCTTTATTCCACCCACAAATAGAACAGCCCTTATTTAAGCGTTTTATTATTCTCTTGCCAATTATCAATGATATCTGATCTATTGAAGTAAAACTGTCATATCTCTCGTTGCGATGTTTAACGGCTGCTTTCGAAAGCTCTATTTTAGTTTCAATTGAAGTTGGCTTATGTCTAAAACCTTTTAGTCGTTTCCCCTCAAGTCTTTTCTTGTCTCCACATACTTTACAATATTTTCGAGAATTAAAAAGAAATAGATCTTTCTTGTGAATATTACTTCCGTCGGATCTAACAACCACTTGTATTTGTTCGTTGCAATCCAAACAATTTTTTGAAAGAATTGTTTTTTCTAAAAAAGTTTTTGGTCTCATAACTTATGAGTTTTCGTAAAAAAAGAAAGCTGATTTCAGATTAAAAAGTCAGCTTCTCGTTTTTCAATGCCAAGTCCGCCTATTTTTACCATTAAATTTTATAGAAGCATTTTGTCTTCTATAAATATAAGGCTTCGTCTATTGAGTCATCCTTTCGCCTGCCATAATAATCATCTCTATTTATTAAACCAAATTAACTGTATTATTTCATCATTTAAGTGTAAGATGAAGCGCAGCTACTTCTGGTCTCAACAGATATAGACTTACCAACCCTAAAAGTTTCAAAGAACAGAACCAGATAAAGGCCCTAAGGCCAAGGGGTCGTAATTCGTCCCCTTCTGATTCTTGTGAAAAGTATGCCGCCAAGTCGCCGTTGATTCAGCGGCATACAACAAAAAATGCTAGCAAAAGGAAAATAGGATGAATTTCTTAGCGGGCATTCATTAGTCAGTGCCATTGACTCCGTCAAGAACCTAGCCTCCATGCCACTATAGCTATGGGGCCGCGATATTCAGTTTGTCGGTAATCACCCTAGAACAGCTAGACTTTTCAGAACTAACGCTAAGAGAGGACTAATCAGTCCTCAAAAACTTGGTTTAGCTTGTAGTTTATATCACCTCCCTAAACAAGCAAGTTTTAATAGCCTTTACAGCTTTAAGTATGTGCCTACTTAAGAATAACTAAAGCAAGAAATAGCAAAAAATGATTCTTTGTTTCCAAAGACGTTCGATTGTGGTAAACGGTAATTTCTCGCTGTCAGCTTTAGTCGTTTTTAAGTATGCGTTATATTAGTATCTTGAGCATATTTTGGAAAACTTGAGGAAATCTTCTATATTATTTAGAAGTATTTTGTAGAGAGCTGCAACCAAGATAAACCCCCTACAGGAGGCATATTTTTGATTATGAAAATACATACGTTTTTAGATGCCATAGTCCACTTCATGAATGGCCATCGCACGGGTCGCTTGAAGCAGGTCTGGGCTAAATTCCTCCAAACAAAGGTAAAGCTATCAGCAGTTCTCCTCATTATTGCATCCTCCACTGCAATCATAGCTTTTATCATTCTGTTTGGTAGCACTGCAATCGCAGGTGCGAAGTTTGATGCTGATAAAGAGGCTTTGCAAGTGCAAATAGCCGATCAGAAAAACATCAACAAAGACTACAAAGATCAATACCAAAACGTTCTAAAACTCAAAAACGAGTTCCGATCTTCTATTAAAGACATTGTACAAATGCTCTATAATAAGGATACTTATTTAGCCGTTGGTGGTTCGTCAATCAAAGTTGCTGATAGTGACGAAGCTGTATTGCTTCAGCTCCGCAGCGCTGTAGACACCATGGGAGATGACCAAAAGTGGTTGGGCGAAGTAAAAGATTATTTAGTTGCTAGACAAGATTTCATTCAAAACTTCCCGTTTGTCTGGCCTACGCTTAAATCGGGAATACCCAGGATCACATCGGGATATGGTTTTAGACCGGATCCTTTTAATGAGAAAAAGCTCAGTTACCATGCTGGTATTGACATAGCTGGTAATCCAGATGATCCTGTATTTGCTACCGCTGATGGCGTAGTAGTGGAAATAGGCACATGGGGCCCAGGACAAGAGGGGCAATCTTCTGATTATGGAAATTTCATCACCGTAAGGCATAAATATAGCTTTGAAACAAGATACGCTCACTTAGACAAAGTATTAGTTACTATGGGCCAACACATTAAACGAGGAGATAAGATAGGACAACTTGGTAATACGGGCATGGCTACTGGCTACCACTTGCACTATGAGATTCGCAAGGATGGTGTAGCTATTGACCCTATGTCGTTCTTAACCGTTAATTATTAGGAGGCTATATGAACGAAGAGCAGCAGGAGAAGACACCAGAACAGAATGATGTCCAAACTCTGCAAAGGATGTTGGCTGCCGATGCAACTAGCGCAGGTTCAAACGCAACGCTTATCAAGACGTTTATCGCCGGATTTGCTGTTTCAGTTGTGATCTGCATCATAGTAGGCATAGTCGCCATACGGGCTGTTGCAGTGATGCGAGAAACGTATCAAAAAAATACGGAAAGCGTCATCTTGGCTCGTTCTAATATGGAATCAGCTAACGCCTGGGAGCAATTGTCTCCTAGCCAAAAAAGAGAAAGGCTACAGGATCAGTATTTTCAGATCGTGAGATACTATACGACTAACGTAGCCCCCAACCAGAAACTGAACGACGATCAGATAATGTCTACCTTCAATTCGCTTTGGGAAACTACATCAAGAGTGAACTCAGTTAACTTCTTCTTGCCCGTTGCCTATATGAAGGTGAAGACGAACTTCAATCCAGCGTTTGGTAATGGCTATCAGTCGGGTATTGCTGGTCTTTACTTCAAGGAAGCAGACCAAGCAGCTAACCTGAGTAGAGTAAAGACAGATCAAGCCTTCCAGGTAGTATTTAAAGGAAGTGAAACGCTGCTTAACTCTGATATGTCTATTAAGCTTTTAGTAGCGGAATTTGACGATTTGCTACTGACGTTCAATGGCAGAGTGGATTGGGCATTGTATGCTAAGTTCACTAATGTCTATGACGTTATGGCAAAGTATTGGAAGAACGGAGAGGGTCAGATACCTGATTCGGCTTTCAAGACGGGCGATTTCGCAGAGGCTTATAAGTACTATAACGCCTTCAAGACTTGGACTATACCGTCTAAGCAGGACTCTAAAGACAAGTAAAGGAGTTTCTCCTTTGTTTTGAATTAGGCCGCTCTCTGGCGGCCTTTTTTGTCAGTTGAGATTAAACGCTTTTCTGATTACTTGGCGCTTAGAAACTCGGCTTTTGTTGCCTTTGATTAGAGCCTCAAATCGTTTGTAATATGGTGAGCTCAAGGCAAACTGCCTAAGCTCACCTTGATCTGGATATAGCATAAGGATTGTTATGCCTGGCACTAATACGTATTTACCTGGAATAGCTGAAGATACAGTCGCAGGCGCTATACTTTCAACTCTAGAAAAGTGAAACTCTTTATTGCTATATATGAAAATGAACAGGTCACCTACTTTCATCAGTTAGTGTAGCTCTTGACGTAGTCAATAAGCTCTTTGAAGATCTTATCATAGTAAGCAAGGTCTTGTTTAACCCAACTGAGCATTTCTTTAGGGTCTTTTTCTGGCATCTTCTCAGCGGCTGCTTTCATTTTATCAGCGATTTTGTTTAGGATAGGGTCGTCCTTTTGAGTGTCTATGATTTTGTGGGCTAGATCTAAAGCGCTCATTTCGGCCTTTTGTTTGGCTTGAGTGGCCTTTAGTCTTTCACCCTCTTTACGTAGCTGCTTGATTTCTGCCCACACCTTAAATAGCTTTACAGCTCTAGGCACTATTTTGCTTAATAAGATTAGTGCAGCACTAATCATAATAGGCCCAATGACTTCATCTAGTCTGTTGTCCTCTATAGCCTCGTTTAATTTCATATGATTATTACCTTCTCATCTGTCTACTTTCTCGTATTCGTAGCCTTTCTTTTTGAACCAGTTAAGAGCCTTAAAGCCAGCACCCTTTTTAAGCATCCAGCGGAAGGTTTCTAGATCGTCGTAGCCTACATATTTATAACGATAGTAAAGATCCTTTACTCTAACTACTACAACCAATGGGTCATCTGGCATCTCTCTATGTGTGGATATGACTTGAACATCATTTTTGGATTCTTCTATTTTTGTGTTTCTGTATTCTACTCGTTCTATGCTGAATTTGTTGCTATATAGGTCATCGAGTTTAAAGCCGGGGCTTAAGTAAAAAACTATGTCAAGATTTTCTTCCGACTGGGATAACTTATAAGCCGTTTCTTTTAAAGAGCTTAGTCTTACTTCTTTACCAGTGGGCCTAATAGTAGCTTTTATGATTTGATCTAATAGTCTGCTCGTGTTTCGTTTATTCCAAAGCTTGTCTATACTCATAACGTCAACGGCTAATCGTTTGGCTGAAGTTATTTTTACTACTAAGCCTTCGCTGGTATGTGTATATTTAATACCAATTTCAGGTTTAGTAGCATCTTCAGATAGCTGATAAAGTTTCATATTATATATCTTGGTTTAAACCTTGAGTATATCTTTGACGAGCTTTAGGATGTTAGCTCTGGGTATTGCGCCTATAGACATTTTTGGTTCGCCATCTACAGGTATAAATAATAGAGAGGGTATACTATTGATTTTGAAAAACGACATTAATTCTGTTTCTTGATCTACATTTACTTTGAAGACGTTAATCTTGCCTTCATTTTCTTTGGCTATTTGTTCTAGTACAGGCGAGATCATTTTACAAGGTCCACACCACTCAGCCCAGAAATCAATGATAGAAGGTAAAGTGCCTTTAAATTTCCAGGCAGCTACATTTTCGTAATCAAATACTTTATCTATAAAACTTGCTTTAGTCAATTGTTCTGTCATATGCGCATTCTCCTTTATTATTTATCTTGATTTTACGCCCGAGGAGGTTTGAACTCCTATTATGGGTTTCGTAGACCCAGGACCTATCCGTTGATCGACAGGCGCGGTTGTTTCATAAAACAATTAATATAAAAATCTGGCCAATATTTTTTCATCCAATTATTAACGTGCTGAGTAGGAATACCTATTATTTCAGATGCTTTTGAAACCCATCCAAATTTGTTAAAATTAATGTTGGACGATTTTAATTGGTTTTTGATTTTATCTATAGCTTCTTTCTTTACTTCTAATTTATGTCGTCTCCTTTCTAATTTTTTGTTTTTTTTAGTTGGTGTAATCTCTATTATTCTGATTTTATTTATTTCATCTTGTTCAATTATAAATTCAGCCGATTTGTAGTTTTTTATTTTATTTATTAATTCGTCATAAGTTATTATACTATTTTTGTGTTTAGACATATTGTCTTTATGCAGAATAAGGCGGCAATTAGCTGGATGTCTCATAATCTCTGGTGGGATATTATTTTTTAATCCATCATTAATTGAAAATAAGTGATCTCTGCTTACGCCATCTAAATTCTCTGGTTTCTTGCATCCTCCTCCGGGCGAATACATTTTATATTTTTTCAATAGAGCTAAATCTTCATCACTACAATATTTTCTTACATCAAATCTAAATTTACATGCACCTTTGTAAATTTTACGATTCTCAAAATATTCATTATCTCTTTTCTTTTTCTTGCCTCGAAGATTAGCAGCGCCTTTGGCCACACTGTCGTTTGTATATTTTGTTAGACCCTTATTCCAACCCGCTTGTCCGTATTTTTTAACTTTAGCCTCATACATTAATTTAGCTTTTTCTTTGCCAGAATCAATATAAGTATTTCTCTTGGGGTTTTCTTTGCACCACCTAACATGGTTCGCCCGAAGAGGCCAATCTAGATCGGATATACTTAAATTGCAAAACGGACAATATTCTATGTTCATGTAATTATCTTGTGGAAACAGTGTATTATCCAGTAGCGTTCGAATTATTTTTGAGATTGAGCTATGAGGGCTCGTTTCTATGATCTTTAAGTTTTTCCTCAAACAATATTTTAATCAGCCGGTGCACAATTTCTTCACTAGCTATTTTTTTAGAACCTGTCTTAATGAGGTCTTCTTCGTCGTGTATATGAAGATAATTTGGTCCCCATAACAGAGCTAAGCCTTTATCTCCGTCTTTTATAGTGTAGCCAAATGTGTCATAATATATCATGTGTTTCTTTCCAATGCAATTTCCGATGACAATTTGAACATAGGACTGTGCAGTTCTCTAGCTCTCTCATTATTTCATCGTATGTAAACTTACTGATCATTGAGTTTAATTCGCCGTTCTTAATAGTGGAATCTTTGTGATGAAATTCGAGACAGGCAATATCTGCTTCGCCGCAAGTATGACATTTACTTTTGGACTTTATCTGCTTCAATTTTCGTCGGATCTTATCCTTGTCGTTCTTAACTTTCTTTCTTCCCACTATAGTTTTTCGCATCAGAGATCAAGAATAATGTTATGTTTTTCAAAACATTCTTTTATCACGTTGTATTTGAATTCCTCGTTTCCTAAAATTTGGCGTATGCCAGGTCCATTCTTTTTCCACTGTTCATAATAACCTTTGATTTGATTGAATATTTCACGAGCACTTTTACCTTCTATACCCATCCAGTGTCTTCACTTGGATCCCAAGTCCTAATAGCGCTACCATCTAGATAGTCACCAAAAAAATGTTTTATCAAATAACGACGGTCTTTCCACAAAGGCTCGAACTCTTGTGCTTGATATGATTTGTAATGAATTCTTATTGGCCGATTTGTCAAGAGTTCTTTACCAATTAAAAAGTTGCCTTTAATTTCATCAATCTTAAAGAGCATTATCATTAGGGCTCGATGACTACGATCGTCGTGTTGTCTATAATAGGTTTTGCCTTTTATCCATTTGAATTTTTCAGAACCCCATGAGTCTAATGACATTTGTTACCTATACGGAGAGTAGAGGATTCGAACCTCCGGACCGGGTTTTAAACCGATCACTCGCTTTCCAAGCGAGCGCCATAAACCAGACTAGGCGAACTCTCCATTATATATAAAATCTCTTATCTCCTAATTCTTTAGCGTGAATAAATATATCTCTAACGACATCATGAGCTTGTGTGAAGAGAGGCTTCCAACCCATACTCGTAAGCAGCTCTTCTGTGACTGAAAAAATTCCTTTCTTTGAAGTCTCAGTAAAGTCTATCACAGTTCGGTGACTAAACCATATGCCCTGTATTTTTACAATCTTAATTATATCCCAGTATATATTTCCACCTGCGTTTCTTGGTTTATATCGATAAAAATAATCACCTTTCTTTATGTCCATCTCTATTTATCTTGTCCTCCTGAACCACCTAAAGATGAACTTTATGCACTCTTCTTTATCGGGCATCTCCTTAACAGTTTTCCATTCTGATTTTTTCCACCCTATTTCATATTTAGCCCCTTTCTTTGATATGACACGGTCATATACATTGTGCCACTCTGAACTCGTCACATAGTTTTCTACTTTTTTAGGATCTATTGTGGAATATGTAAAGACCCAATTACCAACTAAGTAATAGTATTCTGTCCGAAAATACTCAGCTGTCTTGTCATGAAGGTGCGACCTTACAATGTCGCGTTGCATTACTTTTACCGCCATATGAATTTTACTAGACCTTCTTTATCAATTATGTTGTTTGGCGATATTTCTTTACCTTCAGGTCTAGTACCAAATTTACGCTCATATTGATACTTACGATGTGCTTTAGAGTAGACAAATATTTTATCACCTATAGTGTAGCGATATTCTGTATCTATAACTTCTAGCTCTTCTTTATCGCCAATTTTTATAGGCGATATTATTGCGTGTCTGTTTAAATAGACTTTCATTTGGGTGCTGGACCTATATCGTTATCGCTTATGAATATAGCATCTATTATGGTATGAAGCTCTTCTGGTTTAGCCGTATGTTTGTTGTCGATCAAACTTAAATGGCCCTTCTCAATTTTATACGTAAGGGAACCAGTTGGTTTATCGACCTCATATTTATATGAGTCTGATTTGAAAGTACAAGTAAATTCAATCGTTAAAACTTTACTCTTACCAGCTGAAATTTGAGCGTACATATAAGCTTTACTATATTTTGGCGTGACTGGTCGATAAACTATTTTCATTGAAATATTAGTTTTACGAATTTGTGGCGACTTTTGTTGACTCTATAGTAAGGCTTGTCTTCAATGTCTCTTTCTAGAACATAGCCGCCAAACATGTAGCAAATCATCGTGACTATTTCAACGGCTCTACCATAAGCGCCAAAGCTTGACCAAGTGCCTTTAGCATTAGGCGGTATCCCATCATCAGTCCCTCTAGTAAAATAAAAGTCGCTGAGATGAAGCATTCGATCATCATTGTCTTTGTATTTGAAATAGACAGAATTAGAATCATCGCCCGATTTGACTTTAGCTGTTGGGTCCCACATTTTTATGAGCTTAATGACTTGTTCGCGATTGACATTTGAGAAGAGTGCTTTTGTATCTGTGCCCATTTAATTATCTTGAGCTTTGACGGAGCCAGGGAGACTTGAACTCCCGAGAGATTTTACCTCCAGCCGTTTTCGAAACGGGTTCCTCGACCAAGCCGGACTAGCTCCTTATTTATCTTTGGCAAACTTAGGATCTTTGAGATAGGAATCGGGTATTAGAATACTCTTGAAAGATCCCACTGGCGGTAACTCATTGAGAGGGATCCATAAAACATCATCATCGCCTAAGAATCCTTCATAGTCTGAAAACACGTGATCAGTGTATTTTTTACCATCACCAAGATAATCAGACTCGTCATATTCACTAATACTAAATCCAGTATAGAAGAAATAGATCAAACAAATTTGACCCGGAGTTGGCCAATTCCAATTAGCGGGGCCATTTCCTGCGTTACTTCGTCGCCAAGGAATTTCAATCTTTTTGTCAAACATCACGACTCTTTTCTAGCTGGTAGTGCTTTTCTAACTGGTATAAAGAAGTCATCAGATCCATCTTTTAACCTCTTTGGTCTGGGCTTATCATCATCGTCGTCATTACCAAAACCAATTTCACCCTCTGATTCTGAGGTAGGTGGCGCTTTCTTGATAAGGTTGTTGATTTCTTTTACAGCCGTATGGAATTCTATTCCAAGAGCTTTGATCGAAATAACTAGCTCTGTCATACCAGCGAAGGAGAAACCTTCGCTTGCCTTAACCCATTTATCAATATCTTCAGTTATACCAAGCTTCTTAGTGAAAAATTCTTGTCGTATTGAAGCACTGGGAGGATTGATCTTAATGCGTCTATCAAACCTTCTCGGCCTTGCCACGATCCTCTTATCAAGTCGCTCAGGATAATTGGTGGTGGCAATATTGAGAATATCATCAGCCTGTGATTCGCCATCTAAAAATGATAGGACACCATTCTCGCCATGCTTGGCTATAATAGCATCAATATCTTCAAAGACACATACGATGTGTTTATGTGGCTCGATATGACGAATGATCTTTACTTCTTCTGAAAGCATTTTGGGATGATCACAAAATAAAACTATACCGCCGCGTTTGATGATCTTATTAATGATCAAATAAATGATTCCAGATTTACCACAGCCAGCTTTGCCGTAGAAAAGATATCCTCGCCTATGCAAGAATCCATAATGTTGGAATATCTCTTTTGCACCCCAGAATGTTTCAATTTCTGAAAGAATTTGATCGGTAATTGAGTCTTTGAATTCAATAAGCTCATCGGAATTGACATCTTCTTTTCGAAGATATATAGTGCCATGGTTATCTTCGAAGAGACTATAAGCTGATGGATCTAAAGCTTTCTGTGTGCGCCCAGTATGTGTATAAACACCGTCCCCAAGATTAGTCCACTGAATATAATTAAAAGATTTTTTCGGAGAGTCTTCTGCTACACCGCAAGGTGAGGGAGCTTGTTTTCCCTCATCTCCGTCTTCTCTTAGTTCTGTCCCGAAATTATCTAACGTGTCTTCTACTGTCTCGACTATTTCGTTCTCATCCATATTATCACCTTCATAATATTATCCGGGATGACCGGGACTCGAACCCGGAAGCGTTCCTGATTAGGCCCGCTGGAAGATTAGCAATCTTCTCCGCTACCAATTACGGCATCACCCCATTTGTGTTCAAAAAGGTCTTTTATTGTAAACAGACCTTTTCTTATCATTTTTATTTCTGGTCTTTTCAATACTATCAAATTATGCGGAAAGCTTTTCCACTTACATCTATCTCTTTCTGTTTCGTATCCTTTTACCTCTACATAAACATCATCTATTAAAAAATCGGGTTTATATTTTCTGTGAATTCCTGCCTCGTCGATATAATCAAATCTCTGCTTGTTTCTTGAGAAACTTATATTACTCTTGTCGGCCCATTCACAAAAAGTTAGTTCCCAACTTCCATCTACTGTAAAATCTCTATATTTGTATTTTGGGGCTCGGCCAGCCTTAGGATCCCATCCGTTTTCATATCGTCTTTGTATATTAAATCTTGCTCGCTCAGATTGAAGTTTTTTGTTTTCAGGACTTACTTTGTCCCAGCTATTATTAAGAGTCCCATTTTTTATTCTAGACCTAAGAATTCTGTTTTTGTAATCAGAGTCATTAAGATATCTATTTTTAATCCCTTCAGAGATTCTCTTAGAAAATTCTTTTGAGCCTCGCTTACATCCATAAGTGTGAACAACTAGTCTTCGAGGACCTTGGCCTGTGCAGTAAGATAAATGCTTTTGTCGGCTACTTTTTATTTCCTGATTACATTTAGGGCAAATAAATTTTTCGCATATTCTTTTGTGATGCATTGGCAATGGAGAAAGTGCTACTTCTTTCCAACAACGTAGAAAGAAGTATGCATTGGTGTATCTTTGGGCCGTCCATCAGTTAAAGTATAGTGTTCGTTTCCTAAATCTTTAGGGCTCATCAAATAGATTTCTTTGTAGCCCTTTTTCGTAAATACTTCTTTCCAATGTTGGAATTTAGCTATGAACTCATCAATCGTGCCGTTAGCGATTACCCAATTTTCCCAAAGAACTTCATATGTATCGTTATCCATACAGAGAGTGAGGGATTTGAACCCCCGTGGCTGTTACACCCATCCGCTTTCAGGGCGGCGACGATTAACCGAACTCCGTCAACTCTCTATTTTCTTCTTCATCTTCCCAATTATCTTATCTGCTTTAAATATACACTCAATCAAAACACGATTCGGATCTTTAGTGCTCAACGAATACTCAGCATCTTCATAACCAATAGAATACCATGAATTCGAGGTTATGAATCTGTTGAGGACAAGAGTTTTGAATTTTGTATCAAAGGCGTGTTCAAAAGTATGAACCTGTATTGTGTCGTCTTCGTAAGCATGTGAAGGTTCAGACGTGGAATAGTCTTTAATAATCCACATGAAATCCGTCGGCCCAAAGCTACTCGACTCATAGAACTCGCCAGGTTTAACTCCATTGAAAGTGAATCCCATAGAGTTTATCTTGAAACTTTTACTTCCTTACTTAGGGCCCAGTAATGGACATCACCTACGCCCATGGCATCTTCAGCCATGCTGTTCCAAAAGCCGTTATCACTAGGATCCCACCAAGCCGTCCGAAGTTCGAGGTCCTTGTTGACAAGAACATAGCAAAACTGAACTTTTTTACCAGGCTGAACATCGCTGATGTCGTGGAAATCTATTGTGAAAGTTTTTGTCATCTTTCGTTGCGCTTTCGATCTTCTTCTTCATGGATCCTCCTGCGCCTTCTCTGATCTTCTTCGTCCTGCATCCGCTGGTTGTGCAACATCATTTGCATACTGTTATTTGCCATTATGATTGGCAGGATTGACATTATCGGGTTGAATACCATGTTGCTATCCTTTACCCAGGCAACCTATTGCATTTTCTGCCGAGAGGGAAACGATTGCCGTTTGCTTTCCGAAAAGCTTTGACCGTCATGATTGGACCGAAGCTAAATCTGGTAGCATCGAACTTACCTGTGCATTTTGCTTCAGCCTCAGCCGAGGATTTGGCGAAGGTCGTCATCCATTCATCATTGTTGGTGTTGACGAAATTCTTTAGCCACACGACATATTTGATGGGCCTCTTTTTTGCCATTATGATTTCTCCTCAAAAAGAATTATGCCTTATTCATTCATTGATCACTTGACGCCCGCCTTTACCTAGAGGCCCAGAAGTTCGTCTGTCCCGAAATTTAATTAGGTCAAAACTGACAGCCTCAAGTTCTTCGAGAACTTTTATGACTGTGTGTTTCCAGACTTCGGCGAGGTAAAGCCAGTTGTCTATAGACCAAATGACCCAAGAATATTCTTGGGCATTGGGTAAATCTTTGTATTGTTGAAGGATGGCCTCGGCATGTGCGATTGCCGAGGCCCAGCGGTCTTCGTTCAGGCGATCTTCGCCATTGTCGGAAGACAAGTAGAGCATACCTGCTTGACGGCAGCGATCTCCCAACCCTGTCCACCCTTGTCGATCGTCTTACCGTCAGGACCGAACCGCTCCGGATAAGACTTCGGCCTCTTGCTTGTGATGACCAACTCCGGCTTTGCGCCAACCTTCTGCGCCCTGCCACAAACTCCGCACCTGTAAGACATAAAGTCTCCTTTCAGTTGTAAGCATCGACTCCTGGTGTCAGTTGATTCTTGACCAATCTTTTGTATAGCCAATGATCGTCTTCTTCAAGCTGCTTCATGAACTCGGGTCGAACTAGTTTGCCCCTCATTTGTTTGACAGCATTCTTTACAACTATGCCTTCCATGGTCACAGTAGTTGAAACTTTTGAAGGCCCAATCAGTTTTTCCAATTGATGAAGATGTTCGTTTTCATCGCCTTCAAGGCGACCGTAATAAAGCATTGGGACATGCTGAAGTTCTAGCTCGGAGCAAAGATCCAGTCTATCATTCGTGTCCAAATATTCCTTGCCAGTCCAAACATCGAAGACCAAGAAATAAGATGGCAAGTGATCATAGAAAATATTGTGCTTGGCGTAGGTTAGCTCACCGTAGATGATCCAATTTTCTGGAATGCTAAGAATCTTGTCCTCGTTGGCCCGAGCCCAGCTCCAGAAAAAAGAAAACTGAGGATGTTGCTGTGTTGCAATACCTCTCCTCTTCTGAAGTGTCCACTCGGAACCTTCACCACGAAGAATTGCCGTGTTAGCGCCATCAACTTTTTCAGTGATCTCAAGCGTCCCTCTGAGAAGCACTTTCTGATCTTTATCAGACAGCGTCAGTTTGCCTGGCACTCGGTAGTTGGGCGTAGTTATGCGGAATGTTTTTTCATAGCCGCGTAATGACATGTAGAAATCTTAAGTCGTTGTCGAAAGTCTATAACCAAAACCAATTAACATCCCTGCGCAGCTTAACAATACAACTGACAGGGACTCGCTCTTGAAGCTCACTTATTTGTTCGTTTATGTGTGGGTATCTAAGTTTGGGAATTACTACGATGACATTGCCATCTTCTTCCATAACTTTGTGGTCTTTGATACCCCAAGCAAGTAAGAGCTTGCTAATTTGGTTTTTGTTTATGGGTTGAAAATTAAACATTGTCCTTCTTATCCGTTTCATCTGCTGGGGGCGTTTTCTTTGCGTATTTCTTTAGCAGATTAGATTCTTCTTCTTTCAATTCATCTTGGTCAACACTAGCATAGAAGTTTTGAACGCTAGTTTTGTGCATGAGCCTTTCGCTCATGTAATTTCGTGTTCCGATATTTTGACTAGCCGTAGACATAGTAGCTCCTGCTGCAGTAGCTACCCAAGCTTGCGTATTGCCGGCCGACATACCTAAACTTCTTGACTCTTCGAAAGCATCTTTACAACCCATGAATGTAATGGTCCATTTGCCAGTTTTCTCTAACTCTTCTACTCTTGACTTTAGAAGCTTTCTACCTTCTTCTCCACCATATCTCTTAGAAGCATTTTCTTGACCATCTGTAACGACGATCATTAAAACACCAACGTCTGGTTGATCTAGATCAGTGGCCTCTTTTACAAGGCGATCGATTGTATCGCCAATTGCGTCACGAAGAGCTGTAGAGCCATTCGGCTTATATTCATTGGCGGGAAACTCATCTACTTTATTTACGTCTTCGTTGAAGGTATGAAACGTCACATCATCAGCGAACGAAACAAGCGTGACGAGTGTTTCAACTCCAACTGGATTCTCACTTCCATGAAGTAACTTCTTTGTGATTGCTTTGGGGTCGTTTGATTCATTTTTTAATGTCTGAATTTGTTCGTTAAAGTTGTTGATCGCCTGCTCTCTAATAGAACCCATTGAACCACTCTTATCAAGAATGATAGCTGCATAGGTTTTAATCTTTTTAGTATTCTCCATTATTATCTCCTAAATTTTCCCACCTTTCAAGTGGATTTGTCTATAATGATATATGTTCTTTATCTAGAGAATTTTTTCAGCATTGTGTATTTTTAGAAACTTATATAACTTTCTGTTACCGCCAATAACCAATGTGAATATGGGAAATTTTTCATCTACCAGAGATTTTAAAATTATTAGATCTTCGGCTGTGAGGTTAGTTGGAATTTTGTAATAACTATCGAAAAGAAAACCTTCTACTTTTAAACAAGTTTCAGTTAGGAAGTGTGCTAGAGTTACCACGTTTTCCTCCTTTTCTTTTCTTATGAGGTTGTGGTATTATTTCTGGAGTGTCTGTGTGATGGCGAATGCCACTTGATTTCATTCGCCCTATATCATCTGTTTTTACAGCTTCAGGTAACTGTTGTTTTAATTCTATCATATGGGCTTGTGTTGCTAGAGCAGATTCGGCCTCAATGCAATTAGTGTTCTTTTTACACCATTGCCAATTAAAATGCCAAAAGATGTGAATAAGAAATTCATTAACGTTTACTTTGATTCTAAAAAGAGATCTCATTCCGTTTGGTGTCGAGATGGATAGAAAAGAGAAATCTATTGAATTTGATTCAAGAGCGAGTATAAACGGCAAAAAACTTATGAACATATTAACCCCTGTTTACTTCATTATTTCAGCTAGTAATTTTAGGGCTTCTAGCCTAATTTTATAATTTTCTGTTGAAGTAACTGCCCCCTCAGTAGTTGCGGCAATAATTAATCGCTTCAATTCTTCTTCTATATATTTTTCTATAGATGCTAACATATTAGCTCCTCAAATAAACTAGCAAGCAATGATAAAAGCTGTGTCTTCCAATTGTGTGTCTGCCACATTCCACCACCGGGTAGCTTACGCTACGGGGGCAGGCTTCGAACCTGCAATATCAATTTCTCGATAATCTCTTATCGTCAGCTAGTCTTTACCGCAGGAGAGACTTGAACTCTCACGCCGTTTACACAGCAACGATTCTTAAGACCGTTGTGTCTGCCATTTCACCACTGCGGCATTATGTTTCATCTTCTGGAACTTCTTCAAAATTCTCTTCGTGCCATCCAGCAAAGAATTTTCCAGTAACCATTTCCATTAAAATAATATGACCAGGCATATTGGGAATTTCTCCAAAATATATGTAGGTCACATTTTGCTTAAATGGATATAGATTCTCATCGCCTATAAATCGTATTAAAGCGTATTGTCTCATTTATGCTTTAATCTCTTGCGCATAATATTCAGGGACAGTTTCTGCCTCAACGGAAAATTCTTTCACCGTGCCCGTTCCATCTCTTACAAGAATTTTATCTAAATTACCACGCTTGACGATTGTATATTCGCCACTATCATTGTCATCTTTTTCGCATGCTTTTTCTGCAGCATCTTGAAAACTCAATGCGCGAATGCTAAGCCACTCAGGACCGAATTCTGGAATTTGATATTCAAAGAGAGGTTTGCATCTATCAGTGCTAAAATGATATTCACCACACTTGAGACATTTCTCGTATGCCATATTATTCCCTTTTGCCGGAGACGGGAATTGAACCCGTACGCCTTGCGGTGCGAGGTTTTAAATCTCGTGCGTCTGCCTAGTTCCGCCACTCCGGCCTATTACCGCCACTCGGACTTGAACCGAGAATGAGCTTTCGCTCGCTAGTTCTTGAGACTAGTGTGTCTGCCATTTCACCATGACGGCGTCAATCTGGATTCTTATATGTCTTTCTAAAAATGATATCAATAATACTATGCTCTAAAAGGTGTCCAACCATGAAGGCCACTAATGGATAGACGACTTTTTCGTTTCCGCCTACACGCCAATCTCTATTTCTTTTCAGACCATCGACTGACCATATCTTATCATAATTAGCCGGGTAAATAGTGAAATAAAGTCCATTCCAAAGATACCCTCTCCAATCTTCATCATCTACATTTATGTCGCCAATTACTTCAGCTATTTCTCTATATGATATAAACAGCGAACCTACTCCGCTTGCACTAATCGGTCTTTCACCAGCAGTTTTATACATAGACTTCCGAAGACTTAGATTGTTATGGGCATTCATGTCCGAGGTCGATTTTTTCATGGAGTGGTATCGTCTTAGCCACCTTGTAATAAGGTCTAGCTTGCCTATATCTTTGCTCAGTCTCTTTAAATGATTGATAATCCTTTGCTTTTATTCTAGCCAGCGCTAGTCTAGCATCTGCTAGTGTTTTGAATATAAGAGGCTCACGTTTGTAATACCCGTATCTCACATTTATAGTTTTGTATTGGATTTCATCATTGACGGTTATTTGATAACGACCATCACAATATTTAATGACCTGATACTTGTTATCGTTAACCTGATGCCAATATTGTTCAGAAATTTCAATTTCACCAGGGAAAGGATAAACTGGTGGATATTTTTTTTCTTCTGGACAACCGCAAGGATCTTTCATTTCATTTCCTTACTATTTGCTCATAGCGTTGATGTTGATAGTGATGCGGAGTCGGCATAATACTAGAAAGCCATACGAAGAGAAATGAAGCAAAAATGGCAACTGAAATTATAACTAAGATTTCTTTCCACGCTTCTTTGCAGAGGCGGATTTGTTCTCTTAGTTTAGTCGCGCCTCTCTTTATCATTTCTGTCATAGTTCGGCTTTTTATGCTTCACCTTCAACATCCTTCTTGCATGCTTGTGAACTACATCACGAATCTTCGTGTGTTCGATCATGCTTGGCTTTATGAAGTATTCCTTCTTCCGGTAATCCTTCAAAATGCCTTCTTTCTCCTGTAACTTCTTAAACCTCCGGATTGCCGAGTCAATTGTTTCATTTTCCCCGACACTTATAAAAGCCATATTAACTCCTTACTCTCTATCTATGCTAATCTAGCGTATTTATAACCAATTTCGTCGTTGCCTTCTGTAACTACTGAGATTGTCAAACCAGAATTTTCTGCATTCGGTGCATAGGTTCTAGCCACTGTCGTACTAGCTATTGCTACTGTTGTAGAATCGTTGGGTTTTATGGTGGCTGAAAATCCAGGAGTGCCGGCCATTGTGACTTTAAGCTTAATAGCAACATCAGTAGCTTTATCGGCGTTCAGTAATAGAACTTGAATACCAGTTGCGTGTGTTCCAAAAAACGGCCCTCCAACTAAGCCTGGGTCTATCCCATTAGCCGCAACGTTAAACCAAACATAATACTGTCGATCAGTTCCATTATAGATCGTGAAATATTTGCTGTTTAATGTAAGAGCTGGTATGCAGGTTACTTCTTCAACTTGTGCCGTATTTAAGTGCGAATAAGATGTTCTACCATCATCCCAAACATAATAGAATTGCTGATTTGGATCTAATGGGTCATATAAATCAAAATAGGCATTTTGCCAATTTACATTGTCAGTGCTTACTTGAACTTGAGTATTAGGAGCGATTAAGTTCCATAACACTTGAACTTGAACTTGATTGACCCAATTACTTCTAACGTATAATCCACCAATTGTGATATAATCATATGACGGATTATCTGAAGGAATAAGTTCTAGAATTAAACCAGCCAACGCATTAAGTCGCTGATCATATTGGTAATAACCTCTTGAATCTCGCCCACTAAAACTTAAAGCACCAGCAACATTTATTATAGTAGCGGCAGCAATTACTGCACCAGTTATAGTTTCCAAGTTAGGATTAAAACTTGTTGTTTGTAATGTTGTTGCAGCTCCGTTTAACGCAGCAATACCAGAAGCTGTATACCTGAAAATTGCGCTTCGAGAAGTTATAGCGATTCCGCTTAATACAGCTCTGCCAGAAGCTATGTATGTATAAATCATTAAATGTTACTCCGCTATATTATCTTGATCATTTACGCAGTAGCATTTACCAGTTAGCGGATACAATTTGCAGACAGTTGGCCTGAAGCTATAGATTTTGCAAGCCGTAATATTGGGATCAGTAGCACTAGTTTCTAAGAATGGGCAGATACCCTCTAGTTTATATTGTCTTCTGTCAGGATGATAGACGGCTTTGTGTTGTTCCCATTTTCCTTCTAGTTGAAGAATATAACGGAACATGTCAAATTCTGTTGGATGTAATGGAATGTCGTGGCAACACTTACCACAGCGAATACATCTAAACGTCCCCGACATTTTCTTCGTTTTCGTCTACCCAAACCATTGCGCCTTTGGGTATATCTTTGACGTTCTCTGTGACGACTAATTCACCAGTTGACTCTCTATGCCACACAATAACTGTATTGCCTTTTATATTGTCTACAACTACACCTTCACGATCTTTCAAAATTGCAAGAAGAGCCCTCACAAAAATTACAAAGGCAGCCTTGTTGAAGTCATCCTCTGTGACGTTATTATAAACTTCGTCTATGATCACTTCATTTCCTTTCCTTTATGTCGGTAATTGCGGGACTCTCGTTTAGAATATGCTTTTTGATGAAAAGAAGAAAGCGCATGGTCCAATCTCCGATCCACGTGCGGCCAATCATTAACCATTCATCTTCTTCGGTTTTCTCTAGCGTCACTGGGATGCCGCATATTTTAGCGCTCAGCATTTATTATCCTTATGTTTTTTGAGTCTTTGAGGCAGTAGCTACCTTGAACATCTTCGCCAAGATATTCACACATGCAATATGCCATGTGTCCCCAGGATTGTCCGGGTATAAAATCTTCACAACTATAACAATTACGAGATTTTAGTAGATTGATGACTTCAGTCTTCGTGGTATTCGGCATAGCCTATGATTTCACATACAATTTCAGCTAAGTCAGGTAGAGCTTGATTTACCCCGTCGTTTTGAAGAATAGCCTCAGCACAGAGCACTTCTTCTTTTTCTATCCACTCTTTACATTTCCGCCAGAGTAATTCTTTTTTACCAGCGAGTTCGATTCTCTCGAATCTCTTACCTTCAGGATCATTCTTGGCTATGTGGTCGTCAATTTCTTTTTGGGTATGCGTCATGCAAAAGGCTTCCCATGCTTCGCCGAGACCCATTAGAGCCACTCCGTTACATGAGGTTCGTTATCTTCCCAAAAAATTGTGCAGCCTATAGGATCATGAATCTGTTCTCTAATGCAGGAGCATAAATCTTCGAACTTCCAGCCATCGGGAGGCCATGCGGGTAGACTAGTTGGAAGAACGTCGTAATCTTCGAGCTTGCGGAGACCGTTTTTACATTTCTTGCAGTTAAGTGCACGAGAATATCTATATTGCCTCATGAAATTAAATATGCTGTGTATGACAGTTTGGACAAAGTATTCGCAGATTGCTTAATGCGGAAAGGGGGATTTGAACCCCCACGGGTTTGACTCCACTAGGGCCTAAGCCTAGCGCGGCTGCCGGGTTACGCCATTTCCGCGTTTTCTACAACTGAATGTTTCAGTTTGGCTGTGACAATTCGGACATATGATCCGAAGGTTACTTAGCCTGTTATCCTTTCTATTACCATTTATGTGATCAATCTGTAGAATCAAAGGATGATTATTCCAGAAAGTGGCCAATCCACAGACTTCACATTTTTCTTCTTTTAAGCTATATTCAAATAGCCTATCTTTAAATTGTGTTTTCCATCCTCGTTTGCCATTTAGAATCAAAACAATTTTTATGAATTCTTCTTTTGTAAATTTCTTTGAAGAGCTTTTACCTTTGCCACCTTGATTAGGTTTCCATAGACCAAAAATTTTTGCATATCTTTTGAAAGTCTTGTAGTCGACCCTGGGCTCGTATTTAACCCAAGCCTGTCTCATAGACAAACTAGATTCTATGCAAGTGGCCATTATTTCTTTGATAATCTTTATCATGAGATTATCTTGTGAGACGCATTAGATTTTTATCTTATACGTTTGACTTTTGCAAGGTAAGGGATTCGAACCCTTAGGACATAAGTCCGGCACCTTCTGAAGATGCTGCGTCTACCAAAATTTCGCCAACCTTGCATTTATCAATGATCTATGCGTTTAGCATTAAAAATGCTTCGAATTAATTCCTTTAGATCCTCATTCGTGCCTAACTTAGCGTCATAGGCGTCATATTTCCCACTGCTATAAGCAAAGGCTTTAGTGTCATAATTGAAGTTGAAGGAAAAGACTTTGCCCTGATATTCTACATCCCACCAGTTAGTAGCATTTTCACCTGCGTTCTCAAAACCTGTGCTTGTATATGCAATCCAAACCTTCACTCATTTATCTTAGTAATTGTCGAATAGAACATTGCCTTTGTTTTCTTTTTTAGGCCTTATGGATACTGGCAATGTCGGATCCCATTTAAATTCTGGTCTGAAACTACCATCACCATCGCTATAAATGGCCACGATACGTGAGCTACCCATTTGCCCCAATTTTTCCATGTATCTTAACATGCCCAGAAAAGCGGCAACCCATTTATCATTCATCTCACATTCGATAGTAAACTTCATCTGGTTTGCTCTGGACCGTTCCAAATCCGTTCAATGGTGTGCTTCAGTCCGTAGTTAGCAATCTCAGTTGCGATATTGATCTTGAGAACTGAACTGAGGATTGCGCCGATGATGAGAAGGGCAATGAATGCCCAGAAGATAGCTCGGACAACGTCGTAAAACATAAAGCCTCCTAAATCCGCTTGAGTTGTAGATCTGTATCTTTTTCAAGGTTTAGAGAATTGATTATATCTTTTTGCGATTGTGTCAATTTTCGAGGTATTTTGACAAGCACGTTTATATAAAGCTCATCGCCTGCAATACCCTTCCCCTGGATTTTTATGATTTCTCCATTTTTTGTGTTGGGTGGAATGGTGACGGGTATTATGGAACCATCTAACCAAGTCAAATTTATTGTGTCTCCCAATAGAGCTTGAGTGAGTGGGACTTCCGCCAAACAAGAGAGTCTATTACCATCACGTTTGAAGTGGGGATTAGATTTCACTTTTACAGTAATGAATAGATCTCCAGGGGGTCCGCCATTAAAGCTCTGATGCCCTTCACTATTTATTTTTAACATTGCACCATCGCTAATTCCGGGTGGAATTTTTATTTTGACAGTCTTAGTCTTTGTAGCAAGTTTCTCACCATGACAGTTGGTGCAAGGCTTGTCAATAATTACCCCGGTGCCTCGACATTTTTGACAACCAGTTTGAATAGAGAAAAATCCCTGTTGACTTCGTATTTGACCAGTGCCTGAGCAGTGTTCGCATTTTATTTCTTTACCGTCAGGTGCAGTGCCAGTTCCTTTGCAAGATTCGCAAACCTCTTTTCTTGCAAAATCAAATTCAACCTTCTTTTCAACAAGAATATCTTTCAATTCAAATGTAAGACGATATTGGGCATTAGATCCCGGAGTTTTTTGTCGAGATTGTCCACGCTGTTGTCTAAAAATATCTTCGAAGGGATTTCCACCCCACATTCGGTTGAAAAAATCTGTGTATCCACCGCTGTTTCCAAAAATGTCTTCAAACCCCTGATAAACATTTGGATTAGAACGCCCTTTGCTCAGACCTTCAAAACCAAATTGATCATATTGACTTCTTTTATTATCATCCATGAGGATTTCATACGCTTCAGTCCCTTCTTTGAAAGATTCCTCAGCTTCTTTTGAAGGATTTCTATCGGGGTGGAATTGAAGAGCTAATTTTCTGTAAGCTGTTTTGATTTCGTCTTTGGACGCTTTTTTGTCTACACCCAGAACTTCATAATAGTCTCTTTTTGCCATACCTCTTCCTATTTTTACTTTTCACCGTCGTAATAGATAAAAGGCAGATTCGACTCTAAGACCTTTATCTTCTTTTCTTCCCGATAGGTGACCCGGATATAGCCCTGAAAAATAGTGACTCGCTCGACGTTCGTTATTGTGTTGATTCGTTGCCCACTGGGACTATAGAATTCGACTGTGCTTTTCATGATCTTACCTCAATACCTATTATAGCGAATTATCGATGCTTTTTTGCTAGAAGTCGTTGTAAAAAACTCTCATGCTTTTCAGCTGCTGCAAGCGCATCGTGTACCTTGGCATATAGTCATCCATCCATTTAGGTTTTTTACTCCAATCTTCGCAAGTTTGCTCTTTGGGCCAATCATTCATCTGATCACCAAAAGAACACATGTCTCTTTTAGAGAAAACACAATTTTCACAGACTATTCCCTTGAGGAGATTCAGCGTTACTTCTTTAGGGCCGAAAATCGAATCTGGCATATTTTGGACAAGTTCCTATTTTGGGTATTAATATATGCTGAGATTATAGACAGCATCTTCATCACAGACGGCTAACCAGCCATCTTCACTAAAATGATAGTCTTGAAATTGTGAATTACCATAAGCGAATTTAATATGATCTTTATCTAAATACCATACTGCATATTTACAAGATTCACAAGTCTTTCCCTTTAGTAGGTTCTTCGTTATCTGTCTTTCCATAAATCATTTTCATCCAGTAGATTCGTTCGCCTTCCCATTTTTCACAAGTGATTGTGCCTTTCGGAATATCTCCTTTTATGCAATCGTCGGGTATAATACTTCTATATTGACAATTTCGACAGACTTTATTTTTTAGGAGATTCTTGGTTATTTCATTTCGCGTCATTTATTTCTACGGGATCACAAAAACAACCATCGTCATGTGGTTCGTTTGGATCAAGCAAAATTGTGTTGGTGTTATATTGACAGTGCCATCGTCTCTTCAGCTGCCAATTCTCGCATGTTCCACTTTCTGGTTCAAAACACGCAGGATGATAAACTTTGTCAATTATATCATCACAAACTCCAATACAGTTTTTACAAGTTCTATTTTTTAGCAGATTCTTGACGATTTCTTTGTTCACACTTTTGTTTTTCCACAAGTTCAAGTTCTATTGCTTTAGATGGGGAGATCCACCATGGCCACTTACGCCAATCTTTACAAGTTCCTTCAATTGCTCTTCCATGCGAAGAGTCGGGAGCGCAATCATTAGAGCAATTTTCACAGGTTCTATTTTTGAGTAAATTCTTAGTTATTTCTTTGGAACTCACCGTTGACTTTCTTTACATCCCAATCATCATGGCTGAGCTCGCCGCTTGTAATGCATTCTTTTTTACCAGCACCTTTATACCAAATGCTAGGAATATTTCCTATGACTTCGGCGTAGTCTGATTGCGCTAATTCAGCTAAAGGCACTCTCTTTTCATTAAGATCGAAAAGAGCTGCAATACGACCGTTTACTCGTAAGATCCAAAGTCCTTGAGGATTGTTATACGTGCCTATTACTTCTTCATAACCTTTACTAATCATGTGGCCTATTTTGGCTTGCTTCTCTTTATGGTATTGCTCTTCCCATTTTTGGTGTGCTTCATATTCTTCTCGGCTTCGTTTTTCTTCTTCCTCATTAGCTCTTTGTATTCCTCGAACTAAAAGCCATAAAGGCAACATTCTTTTCAGATAAGCACCGATTACGAGTAAAGCTATTAGAATCATTGCGAGATAAACATAGATCATATTAGTTCTAGATCTCCAGTAATCTTGTCGATTTTATCGCCGTCATCTGGCCCAATGGCAATACAGGTAGTAGTCTTGTTACCATGAAACTCAGTGAATCCAGAATCAATGATGACAGCGTGGGGTATTCCCGCTTCTCTGGCTTTTTCAGCTAGTTGATAAATAGCATCTTCAGAATTGACACCGACGACAACTTTAGTGAAAGCACCTTTCATCCACTCAACCATTGAATCAGAGAGTCCGCTGATTTCAAAAGAGTGGCCATACCATTCGCCTTTGTCAAAAAAGACTTTCATCGCAGCGTGAGCTCCTTGAGCAATTTGCTTTCCGCATCTCATGTGTAAGTCTTTTCTAACAGCTATGACTTGTTTTACCTTACCCATTGTAATCTCCCTTTCATAGAATTATGCAATTGTCAAAGTGCCAACGATACATAGTAGTCCCACCGATTTTACCACAGTGTGGACATTGTATTTTCCTTTGTGGTTTTCCCTTTCGCGCAGCTGCTGATTTTCTTATGGACTCTTCAGGCAGTCTTTTACCCTTGAGGGCCCGAGATAATTTTTCTTTGTGTTCTTCTGACTTTGGTCTTTTGTTCTTGCCCTTCATAGCTATAGAATGAATTATTTTTTGCTCTTCGGACATCGCACCCAACTTTAATCCTTTGTTCCAGGGTGGTTTGCATTTTTTACCTTTGTTCCAAGGAATATGACCCAGAGTTGGATGTGGTAAAATTTGATATCTCTTTTTTAGAGTTTCTGATTGTTTCTTTTTTTGTTCTTCTGATAATGGCCCAAGTTTTAAACCTTTATTCCAAGGCTTTTCGCAAGTTTTTCCGCCGTCTCCGCCGATAGCTAAGTTGTAACCAACTTCTTTATCACGAGAATTTAGTTTTTCTATCCAGAGTTGTTCTGCCTCTAACCATTCGGGCTTAGAAGAGCATTCTTGTAAAATTTCTTTTTTGAAGTTTTGTTGGCCATATTTAGAAATGGCCTGTTTTAAAATTTTGCCTGAGCCTAAATAATTTTGGCGGTCATTATGAAGTTGTTTACCAACATAAATTTTGTTATTTATTAAATTTGTGGTTTTGTAAATTATCATGCAATTATCTTGCAACCTGCGCAGATAACTTACCTTTGAGCATAATGACTAATTATGTGTCCATATTATATGGTGTTTTAACTTTAAAAATGACTGTTATGAGCCTATGTATTTTTGATTCAGTGGCTTCTTCATCCAATGCCATATATTTGCGACTTACACCTATTCGAGGATAGTTAGGGTTGTCCTTATTGTAGATTAAATATAGGTCTCGGTTAATTTGCCATGCTTCATATCGGCCACCGCGGCCGGGCTCATAATATATTACCATAAGATTATCTTATTCTGCTGGATACTTAAACTTTTCACCTTCATAGTTCTTAAAGATCATATCATTGTTTTCTTGTCCGACGTAATATTCGGGCAATAAAGGAACTTTCCCACCGCCGTTTGGTAAATCTATAACAAATTGTGGAACTGCGTATCCTGATATAAATCCTCGCAAGCCTTTAATAATGTCAAGGCCCGTCTTTACTGACGTCCTGAAGTGACTTGTACCTGCTGCTAAGTCTGCTTGATATATGTAGTATGGTCTAACTCGAATTGTCAATAGTTTCTTCATCAGTTTGCCCATTGTTTCTACATTGTCGTTGACGCCTTTTAACAAAACCGTTTGACTTCCTAAAGGGATACCTACATCAGCTAATTTGTTGCAAGCCGACTTAACTTCTTCGGTGATCTCGTCTGGATGTGTAAAGTGAATACTCATATAAAGTGGATGGTATTTTTTAAGTATGTTTACAAGGATATCAGTAATTCTAGCTGGCATCACTACGGGAATTTTAGTTCCAATCCTTATAATTTCTAAGTGTTCAATGTCCCTTAGATTTAACAGCAAGTATTCAAGTTTAGCATCTGATAATGTCAAAGGATCGCCGCCGCTTATTATAACGTCTCTAACTTCTTTATGTTGCTTTATATAGTTAATACCTTCATCCCAATCTGTTTTAGTAAAGCCGTCACTTTCTATCAAACGTGATCTTGTGCAATACCTACAATAGGTAGCACATCGGTCAGTAGCTAAGAACAACACACGGTCAGGATAACGGTGAACTATACACTTAACTGGTGAATCGTGCTCTTCACCAAGTGAGTCGTTCATTTCTTCGGGTTGAATTATTGATTCTAGTTCTGATGGGATTACTGTTTTTTGTAGTTCTGGAGAATGTGAAATAACATCATGATAATATTGTGTCACGGCGAATGGCACTCTCAAATTTTTCATTTCCGTGTTAATTAATCTATTTTGCAACTGCTTTTGCCACGAACTTGGGGGCTCCTCTTCTTTCTGAAGATCTTCGTTCATTTTAATTCCTCTATTTTCTTTTTGGTTTAATAATATGTTAAGGCGACTGAGTGCCGCTCGTGTTGTTTGTAGAAGTGCTTCCTTCCAGTATTGCTTCTAATTCTAGACAAAATACTTCTAGGATTTCCTCCTCGGCATTAATGCCGTAGAGCCGATTAAGTTTTTCATCTAAATCTTTTTCCCAGCTTAATGAAATAATTTCATCTCTTACTTTGACTATTAGTTTTTCGTTAGTTCTTTCAAAGGTAAGAGGTTGATTGGGAAATCTTTTTTTTAACCTTGCTATAAATTCTTCGTCTGTCATATTATCCTTCGCTTATTATTTATCTTACGGGGTGCTTTTTCTTTTTGCAGTTTCTACCGAAATCTTTTTATAAAAGTTGCCCGTCTTGGAATTTCCTTCAGTCTCTTCGCACCAAGGTAAGTGCATGCCGATCTCATCGCGCCCATCATCTCAAGTAGTGTCTCATCGACTGGGCCCTTGACGGGCATCATAATTTCTTTACCCTCAGAAGCTCTATAATCTTTCATGCCTCCATTGTATTTTTCATTAGCGAACCTAGAAGACATACCGTAGAATTTAATAAACTTCTTGCCACTTTTATCGATAATGATATCGTTTTCTTTCAAGCCCTCGTCGTGTCCAGCCAACATGCCACCGAGCATTACAAAATCTGCCCCACCCGCAAAGGCTTTTATGATGTCACCAAACTTTTTACAACCACCATCTGAGATTATATGACCACCTAAGCCGTGGGCAGCATCAGCACAATCTATTACTGCTGAAAGTTGAGGATAACCAATACCCGTCACGTCTGTAGTAGAGCATCCCATGCCTGGACCAATGCCTATCTTTACTATGTCGGCTCCGGCAAGTATAAGTTCTTGCGTCATATCTGCAGTTACTACGTTGCCAGCTATTAAAATGATGTCAGGAAAGAGCTTTCTAATTTTCTTAATATGTTGAGGTAAATATTCGCCATAGCCATTCGCCACGTCTATACAAAGGAACTTAGTAGGCTTGTCCTTATAAATCTTCTTGAACTTCGTAAGATCTTCTCTTTTCACGCCTATAGAAGGAATAGTGTGATTGAAATCTATATCTGTCTTAAGCCAATCCTTAGTTGAATAATATTTGTGAATACAGGTCAGCATTCCCCTATTGGATAAAGCTTTGGCCATTTCGAAAGTGCCTACCGTATCCATATTTGCAGCAACGATAGGGATACCATTCCAAGTTTGTGTAGACCACTTGAACTTGAAAGGTTTATCATCTTCTCTAGTCAGCTCTATTTCTTGTCGTGATTTTAATGTGCTTCGTTGAGGACGGATAAGTACGTCGTCAAAATCTAACTTTATATCTTCTTCAATTTTCATTTTATCGCCTTTGGAAAAATATTATGATTGGGTGAACTTAATTATGCCTAAGATTTTAGGTTTCAGGTGGGAATCTTAAAACTAGATATTTTATTAAAATTTCTCTCTTTGCAAAGATAGACCTTATTAGAATCTTTTTATCATCAACACCTTTACCCAACGCTTTAGCGCCCAAGCCTAACATAAGCTCTTGTAACTCTTCGGGTTTAGCATTCTTAAGGAATTCTTTAAATTGGTTGTTACCCCAACTATTCAGATCGTCTATGAAAGCCTTATAGGCTTCTTCTTTGGTCTTATATCTATCGAGATTAGTTTCTCCACCTACAGCCCAATCACCTTTGCCGCTAACATATTCTTTTTCCCAATCTTTCTTTTCCTTAGCGCTCATTGGTTGACCAGCTATTATGGGCGCCATGATTTCGTCATAAGTGCCTACCCTAGTAACATCATGCTCTAACATCTACTTCTCCTCTAAGAATCATTTTTATTAATTCATACATGCCTTTACTAAGTCTGAGCTCATTTATATCTTCTGGGCTAGCTTGTTTGAAAAAATCTTCAAGTTGGTCGTGCTCGAGTAATCTTGCAAGAAAAGTTCCATAGGCTTGAGGTTTAGTGCGAAATCTTTCTGTGCTCATTTCACCAGCTATAGCCCATGTCCCGCTTCCAGAAACATAATCTTTATCAATTGGCTCATCCATGTAAGATTTCATCTCAGCCCATGAACCTACAGTGTCTGTGTCGTAGGTTATACTCATTCTCTTGCTCCTAGTTCAATTCACAGGTCAAACATCTATCTAATTTTCTGGCTTTAGCGGAATTGATTATTGTGTAGTCAATATTATCTTGAAATATGTTGCCTATTTTACCCGGTGTCATACAACACGGATGAATATCTCCATTAGCTGCAACGAATGGAAAGTTTGGTTGGGCACATTTATAGAAATCAGTTTTCTGAGGGATACCTATATGTCTAACGTTTGTGGCCATATATTTGATTTGATGTTTTTCAGCTATTTCTATAAATTCATTTATGTCGTTTTTGTTAGTTTCTTGAACGACGGCTTTTATAGCAATATTCAATCTCATGCTTTTTGCTTTTAAAATGTTATCTAAAACCTTGTTAATTTTCTGACCAGTAATTTTGAAATAGTTCTTCTCGTTAAATGTATGGAGGGATATATAGATAACATCAGCATTAGAAATACTTTGCCAATCAATGTCCAAGTTGAAGTTCGTCGTTAAGTAGATTATAATTGCCCGTTTTTTCATTTCGTCAATCATACGCCAACAATCTTTGTGTATTAGAGATTCACCTCGACCCCAAAATTTTACATGTAAAGGTTCAAGCTTATCAAGTATGAATTTGAAAGAGTCAAACGTTAAATCACTAGCAGGCGTGTCTCTTCTTGTACACATAACGCAATTACTATTACATCTTGTAGTCGGCTCAATGTAGAAAGATCTTTCTGTGCAATAGAAGTATTCATTTTTCCAATACTTTTTAATGAGATTGAACTCTCTTATTTCATAATTCATTGGTTGGCTATATATGAATCGTTCATACTTTTCGGGCACGTCAAATAGAATTTTATCTTCAGAATCAAAACATACATCCTCAGACATTTCACGATCCATGATTTCATTTGACTTTAGTAGACCAAAGTGCGTCATATAATAACCATGCTTCTTTGCATCTTTAAGTAGTCTATCAAATCGATCGTGTGGCCCTATCATTAGACAACTGAAAGCTGACATGTATTTTTTATCAACGCCATAAGCTTCAATCTTAAGTGAGTCTAAGTGACCCTTAATGAGAATACGTTTTTTGTCACGTTCCAGGTATATATTGTTAGATTTGATCAAGGGCTTGAATTTTTTATAGGCGTTAAGATCGAATAGCTCTCTATTGAAAAGAATGTCTAAATCGCCTATTTCAGACTCGCCTCTTCCATAGGATCCTAGTATTTGATAATTTGGGAGTATAGATAAGAAGTCTTTGTATTTTGTTATAATCTGGTCGCAAGTCTTACGGTTCATTTGCTAAATGAATGCGGTCGATTCGGTTCGAATTCTGCCACTAGCTCTCTGAACAAAGCTCGTTGCTTAGGCTCAAAGCTATTTATCGCTTCTTCAACTTCTTTCTTTGCGTTAATGACTGCATCTTTATTTTGTGGTGTGTCTTTTTTGGATAGCTTCTGGGCTGCCATCAACAACTTGTTCATAGCTCTCGTAAAAGATGGATTTCTTATTTCCTTTTTAAAGTCTGCGATATTTACACCATGCTTTTCTACTATCTTCTTAACACGCTTAGAATTAAGATTTCGCATGTGATATTTTTTTAAAAGCGACTCAAGACCTGGTGCATCAATCGAAAAAAGATCTCCACCGCCATAAACTTTGCATATTAACCAAATAGCGCCGGCAAAATATAATGCCCACTTTATTATGTCGACAAGAAACGATTCATTTAGTTGATCGTCTAGAGCATCTCGGAAGTTCTTTAACATTTTACTACCTCTAGATATTATCTTGTAGTACCTCCGAGCAGGTTCGAACTGCTAACCTCCAACTTCGAAGGATGGCGCTCTATCCAATTGAGCTACGGGGGCAAGTTCTGCTGCAGCGTTTTGTGCTGCTACTGCGTTAAGTAATTTATCTATGTCAGAATCCATATGATTTACAGGAAAGAATGTAGTTTTATCTCGTATGTGCACAATACCCATTTCGTATTTTGAAACGTCGGGATAATAACCTTCTTCTATTAAAAGACGTTTGTAGAAATTGAGCTGCAACGAATAGTGAACGAAATTGCAGTCTTCTAAGTATTCAATCGGTGAGAGCATCTTTTGATGGTAACGACTAAACTGAATAATCTGTGCACTAGTCTTCCAGTCTAAAATCATTAGGCCGTCGTCCAATAAAACTAAAAGATCGACCGTTCCTGCTAAACCAAGCTTTTCTGAAAACAAGATCTTTTCTACTACTACATCTCTAGCACCTTTAGTAATAGTATCTACCACGTTTCTCATATGTTTACAACGTTCGCGCGTATAAGTATCTTTAGGTTTCTCCGTAGGTAATCCTAATGCATAAGCTTCAAGGTAGTTGTGCATCCAAGATCCATTTTCTTTTGCCGTCTCGTTATGTTCTCTCCAAGCATGCTTAATGACGCTAGCGTCTTCGCCATAAGTAGCTTCAGAACGTTTAGCCATTATGTCGGTATGAAACTCAGGAGCGAATTTGTCTATAGTTTGTGTGACTGATATAAGTCTTTTACCGTTTTTTTCAAGTCTGTATATATGATCCTTAACATCAAAAATTACTTTTTCTCCACACGCGTTGCTTTCATATTTAATTAGCGATGCCTTCATTTTTAATCCTTTTTAAATTGAGCCATGCCAGAAGCGCTTTACACGTCTTATGGGATGGATAACGTCTAAAATAGCTTCGGCTGTTTCTTGGGAGAGTTTCTGTCCTGGAGTTTTACTACAAAATTCTAAATATTGTTCGTCTATTTTGAGTTCTAGTAATAGTTTTTCGACTAGCTCTTTCAGAGTCGTGAAGTCGTAAACATCCATAGAATTATCTTATTCTATAGAAGGTCTAATTTTTCCTCTCTATTAAATATAGCATTACCATAGTGTCGTCGCCAACGACGCTCATACCGTTTGTCTTGAGTAGAAGAAGGTATTTTAGTTTTCCCTTTTCGAGTTGTAGGTTTGAAGCCGTCATCGAAAGCGTCTATCCAGCGTGGGAAGCTACCTTCTTTTTTAGACAGATCTCCGTTCATTAGACCTCTGCAACCGCCTTCAGTAGAATGTCTCTCATTCTATCTTTCAAAAGCGATTTTTGATTATCGAGTTGTGCTTCGGCTTTTTCTCTCAGACTCTTAGCTACTGCTTTCATTTCTGAACTTACATCTAATTTTATAGATGGTGTGAAATTAAAGCCATCATCATAACCACCGCTTGCGCTAAAGATAGGCTCGCCTGTTGTGTCGTCGTTTAAAGGAAAAGTTATAGTGATTGATGTGACTCTTTGAACGCTGCCGCGCCGAATACTGTGGAATGCCTCGTTCATTTCTTTCATGAAGCTATCTTCGTTTAACATATTAACACCTCTTTTTAAATGGAGAGATCGAACCGAGAAGGGTTTGAGCCTGGACTACCTTGACTCGTTTACTTCCACGCCACCATAGAGGCTATGAGCTTCAAAGGCTATCGGCGCAAATACTATTATTGGAGTTCATGGAAAAAACATCAAGCGCTGCGCTAGCACTATATAGCCTTTCCTATGTTGACGCCGCAAGCATTGTATTGCTTTCGCCCGAATCACAGACGTCTATAACTTCTAACCATGCTGTCTTTAGGGCGGCACCGGCGGTTGCGACCGGCGTGTCTATTTCCACCACGGTTCGTCTCTCGATAAATTCATATATGCATTAATAGCGCTCGTTTTTGTTTTCGTAATTTATGTTCAGCTATGAATTTAAAAACGTCTCTTTGTTTCTGTTTTCTTTTTCTTAAAGTTCGCTCAGTAACATTTTCTCCCTTCCATCTCCAATTTTTGTTTCCAATAAATTTGTTTTTTAACGACTCTGATTGTTTTTTAGCAACAGCAGAACGCTTCATTGGATTTTTATTTCCAATTTTTCTGATTGACATTTTATTTTTAGATTCAGAGTTGTGATGTTTAAATAAGCTTCCTCCTGACTCTAAATTATAACCAAATGGGGCCATTGTATTTAAGATTTTTATTAGTTCAATCTCTAGCCAATCCAGATCTTTTTCACAACATTCGAAAATGTAAGTCTGAAAATTTTTCCAGCCATATTTTTTTATAGCTTGATCAATAAGAGATTTTTTCTTATTTTTGTGACTCTTGAATCGATGCTTAATATTAGTTGATTGACCAACGTATTTAAAGCTATTGGTCATGTTAGTCAAAATATATATACCAATCATTTATTTTAGAGGAGAAGGATTTGCACCTCCGGCCGCCAGTTCCTTAGTTAACGGTAATCTCTCAGTGTCAGCTTATTCAGCAAGGTAATACCAAAAGACGTTTGTTTTTACTGGAGCTCTTCTATCTGAGCTATCCTCTAATGAATGTTTCAATGTGCGAAATTTGTTTATAGTCCGGTGGGTGAATCGAACACCCGATGAAAGGGTTGCGACCTTCCGCCTTTCCACTTGGCCAACCGGACGATTAATTGATTTATGCCTTATGAAAGATATTTTCTATTTAACTTGTTCTAAAACCCCAAAAGTGGCGGAACGTTGTCATTCCGCCACCGATGTTGTATTACTGGTTAGAAGTGGAGCTGTCTTCCGTGCTGCTGACTTCCATGCGGTCCATGAAATCTCGGCGTAGAGTGTAGTAGTTTTTGCCGTCGACATTGTAATGTGCAATGATTCCATCGCCTTCAGGAGTGTTGTCATTAGTGCCGGTTCCAAGAAACCAATTGAGCGTGATTACGTAGTTGCCTGAAGGCTCAATGGTGATGGGAGTAAAATTGCCCACCAGTAATGGTCCTGTTTTTCCCCAGACATTGAGGGGATGGGTGTCGCCCCAAGCCAGGTTTCCTAGACCGTCAGTTTTCAGCGAAGTTGCGTCTGCCTTAGAAAGCAAAAGCAAAGTCGCGAAATCATCTTTGAGTGTTCCGAGAGTTCTTCCATCGCTAATACTACCATCTGTCGGATCTAACGAGAGATCCAACGAGAAGCAGACATAGGTGTCAGCGTTTATTGTCGTACTGATTAAGGGCGGGTTGAAAAAATCGATAGAGCCTTCATTTTCAACCCCGAAGAGGACACTGTTAGTGTCTTCGAGATTGTACAAAGCCATGCCGCGGGTGACTACCTGAAATTTTGAGGGCGTGATATAGGTAATCGTTCCGCCCTTTCCCTTAACGTAATCTTCAATGGCCTGATAGGCGTTGTCAAAATCGTTTTTGACGGGGACGATTTTTCTAGCCAGTGCAGCCCGAGAGTTGGATATCGCCATTGAAGAGCTCTTGGCGATGGATACCGAATTGGTGTTTGAAAACTGCAACGTAATCTTGCCGGGACCACTAGTAGGGCCACCGCCAGGTGCGCTGCATGCCACCAAAATCGATCCGATGAGAAATATCAACGAGAACCGTATGAGCTTCATATTTCGCCCCCTTGTTATAGTTATACTATATCAGGGTCGAAACTTATCACTGCAACTCAACAGGTCCGCATAACGTCCCAAAGCTATTATAGTGAAACGATCCTGTCTCGTCATTACCCCATTCTGGTCTGACTGATTTACCACATGTCTTACACTTGTAATGCTCTATTGGGGCTACACCCGTTGAGGGGTATTTTTTCCAATCTCTTTGCTTAACCTTGTCCCAAGTTTCAACGACTAAAGTTTCTAGATCAAACCCCATTGCCGAGCAATAATCAGCCAGATAAATAACCGTATCGGCTACAGCATCTTTAGCGTTTTCAATATGAGTTTCTGAGACGCGAATGTTCTGTGCGTGCTTCAAGTGAGCGTGAGCTAATTCACCAATTTCTTCTACCGCTCCGAGCAAGGGTTGCCATGCCGGCCTATCGCCAAAATTATGCTTCACCCACGGTCTTTGTTCGTCCTGTAGTTGTTTCAATACTCCCATTTTTATTTTCCTTATATTTTGATGGATACTTTTGTTTAACAGTTCCAAAATAAATCTTTTCTATTTTGAATAGAGGCATAGGTCCGTCGTAATTATCACAAATTCTTAATATTGGTAAGACGTGTGTTCTATCACATCGATAAAGATCATCCCCTCTTTTAATAAAAGGCACATTACAGTTATCACAGTTGCAACCTTTAAGTAGCAAAAGCGTTTCTTTCTTTGAAGCTCTCATTTCATCTTCGGCGAATAGTCTTCAATCCATATTTCAGATGCTGGTATGTAATCGAAGCGACCTTTGTAGTTTTCACAAATCCCTATACTTAGTGGCATACAACTGCCGCCATTTATAAAGCCTACATGTCTAGCGTTTTTCCAACAATTATTGCATTCACAGCCTTTGAGTAATAGCAATGCCTCTTTCTTAGTTGTCGCTCTGGATAATAATTTAGTCGCCATTATGGCTCATCGCTTTCCTTTATTGCCTTGATTAAAAGTGGATCCTCTACTTCACCAACCTTGGTGCCTATATTTCCAGCTACTACGCCTTGTTTAGCAAAATATGCATCACCTTGGCAATAACGAAGAGCGTTCTCAAAATCAATATCTACGAATGCGTCTTTGTCTAGAATATACTCATTATGACATTCTTCGATCATGTTCTTGAGAAAATCTACAGATTCCTTTTCGACGCCATTCCACTCACCGTCATCACTAAATCCATAACAACCTATAGCGACCATACCGCCCCAAGTCATTTTGTAATCTGGCTTGTCGCCGTATTGTCTCCAAATGGCTACGAGATAGATACCATTTTGCGGACCTCGCTTAGCGAAAATTTCTAAGTCCTTGTAAGTTAAGTGACCATCTTCAATTACCATTATCACAGGTTCTACATAGCTGTTATCTTCAGACCAAGCTTTGGGGTCTAAAACATGGGCCCAATTCTTATAAATTTCTATGCTAACTCCCTTTGGGGTAGTAAGACGTCCTTCTATTGATTCGCCGTTTCTATCAATAGCTAATGTGTCCCAATTACTTAATGCCATTTCGTTTTCTCCTAAATTCTTTAATGTATCCGATCAAGAATTTCCAATACATTATCGTCAAACTAATTAGAGCTGCAGGCCACGCATAGCCAATGAGAAAGAAAAATATGATTGCCAGCTTAAACCATCTCATTGTTACTCCAATGTTCACAAATCCAATCGTCTGGAAACTTTATAGGAAATTTTGTGGGTGTAACATCATAACCGCAACTTATGTTAATGATGCCTGAGGGTCGTTCTATACGTAAACCTTTATATTCAACTGTATAAGTTTCATGCGTGTTAATACGAAGGCCACAAGTATTACAAGTTCGACCTTGAAGCCGTAATATTACTTCTCTTTTATTCATCAAAGTTTATGCAAATTTCTTTTGCTGGAAAGTCATCCCTTTGACCATAATCAAGACAGCATTTATATTCCGTTATCTTTTCCATTAAATAGTGATGGAAAAATTCTTTGTGCCATCTACACTTATAGCAACTCTTGTTTTGAAGCTTTAGGATCGTTTCTTTTTTGTTCATCTTGAATTTCTGCCCTAATCTTCATCAGGATCTTACCGAGGTTGTTTGCTCCCACGTTGTTATAGACGCCCCAGAAAGTGTCGTGCCAGGTATTGCCTTCCACTAAAATTTGATGACCAGTAGACAATAGCCTTTCTCTTAGTATGGCGTCTTGAAACTTCTGACGAACCAAGTTTTCCATTACGCTTATTTTGATTTCTTCCCAGTCAGCTCTGAGTGTTACATGTCGTCCCATAATCTTTGCTACTCCTGGAGTAGAAGCCTCTTTTATTGTTAGGCGCTCTTCTATGTCGAGTGTCTTGGCGGCTTGAAACGCGTGTTCGACAGTTGGAAATTCTATGTCGTCAAGCATTACTTTTGATGCATAAAAGTTGCTGAGAAACCTAAATTCAGTGCCATCAAATTTATCAATCATTCTTCGACCTCTACTATTGCTGGAAATCCACGTGATTGAGTGTAATCATCAATTGCTTTGTATAATTGCTCCTCAGTCAACGCCATGAACTCTTCTAAAGTATAATTTGGTAAATCATTATCATCATCATCTTGTTCGTTAGCCCGCCAATCGGAGTATTGGTAGTCGCCGCTCCCATAAATCACCTTCCAAAGCATTCGACGATTTGTCATGCCGACGACTTGGACGTGATCGTATTGGCTTAAGTGGACGAAGACTTTCATATCAACCCTTTCAGCATAAGTTTCGTTTTTTCTTTGTCAGATACAAGTATGTGGTTTGAATGGTATCTATTAAAAACTTTCCAGCGCATTGTGCATGTATATAGTCTATTACCAAAACCTATTTGTGGGAGTTTGCCTACTAAGCCAGCATCATTAATCTTTTTCAAGGAGCCGCTTGTATAGTCGTCGATATTTAGGACTATTAGCCCAATATAATCGCTGCAATTGGGAGCGCCAGAAGCTAGTCGGCCCTCGTATATGAAGTAAAAAGAGTATTTACCATCTTCTACTTTATATGTCTTACCGATTGCAAGTCTACTCATTTATACCACTCACCGTTTAAGCGTTGTATAAATTCATCCTTTGTCATTTCTTGTTCAGGTTTTTCAAAGAGTTCGCAGCTATCTGATATGCTTATTGACATGCCTGTCACTCCGCAATTATTTTTGCGATGATAATGGCCATTGCTTTCAGCGTCTTTTAATATCTTTTCATCATAAAGATTGGCGTGAAGGCAATTTTTACAAATGTTGTCTTTGAGTAGATTTTTAGTTAGACGGCGGGAATATTCACTCATCATCCTCTGTTCTTTTTTCTTTAATGAACTTCTTGATGATGTCGGGCCAAGTTTTTGGTTCCTGTTTCATTTTGGCAATTGTATCTTTCACTGTTTGATCTAAGACCGAACGCCACTCAGGATGTGAGGTGATCTGATCACAGATAGGCCCGAAGACAGTCACGATTTCTTTGGCCAATGGATCGCCTTCAGCCAATCTTTTCTCAAGTTCTCCCTGACCCATTTCTATCCATTTAGAAAGCAAGACATCTTTTGATATTTTATACATCAAGCACCTCAGCAAAAATTTTATAGCAACTTCCACAGCGGTGTCCATAGTGAGCTACTAAACAACCTGGACGTCCCTCTGGACATGGTATTGAGGTGAAATGTAAATCTCCACCACAAGATGGACAAGTGCCTGATTTTTTGGGCTTAGGCGGTTCTGGGTATATTATTTCTTCAAACATGATTATTCGATATGAACCTTGAACTTCATAATGATTTTGAATACTTCATCGGCTAATCTCGAGTAAAGGATAGCGTCAAGATTCGTTTTGCCTCTGAGGGCTTGATAGTCTGTTTCTGCCCACATAGACCAAGAGATGAAAGTTTTCTTCCCATCGATTATCAAGTATCTTCTTTGTTCAAAAGTGTCTGGGTCGACTAGTATTTGAACTTCAAATTTATTCAGCGGGAAATCTTTTGACATCCCTTCTACAAGTTCTTGATCGGTCATATTTTTTCCTTGAGCTCGCCCGGACTCGAACCGGGAACCGGCAATTTAAAGGACTGCGACTCTACCGAATTGAGCTACGAGCCCGCTAGAAATTTAGTATTAATCAAGTGTTTAATTCTTGACACAGCAGATCGTGCCATTAGTAGGGTCCTCCTTTTATATTAAATTTTATGAGCTCGCCCGGATTTGAACCGGGAATTGTCCAGATTAAGAGTCTGGTGCCATACCGGGTTAGGCGACGAGCCCAAGCTATATTATTTCCTTTAGTCTTTTAGACATCAATATTTTTTGTCGTTCTTTATAAGAAAGGTATTTTTTCAAATACTCTCTTGCATGCCCCTTATTAGCATTTCTCCCACCAAAAGTTTCTGTCTGTCTATGACAATTAGGACAAATGGCTCTAAGATTTTCTCTTGAAAAATCACTAGAATCACCATTAATATGATCTACATCAAAAATTAATTCTTTACCGTTCCAGACGTTTTCATTTCCGCAAATTGCACATTTGTTATTTTGATACTCAATCAATAAAGGTCTAATAGCTTTGCTTTTAGTTAGTAAGCCTTTACCCAAAAGATCTTTATTTCGTATACGATTTCTTAGGGCTTTAGTTATGCCGCCCCTTTTCAATTCTTCGTATGTAAAAATATGCGTTTTTCTTTTCTCTTTTGGCACCCAACATTCTCTGCCCTTTAGCGATTTAGAAACTCTCTCGTTTATGTCTTGACGTTTTTCTTTGCTTGAAAATCCCTTTGCGCATCTTTTAGAACAAAAACGCTGAAGTTCTTTTTTAGATCTTTTACTTTTACGATAATCAGATGTTATCTTGTTGTTGCAATATTCGCAAATCATGAATCGAACTCCTAACATAAGATATAATTATCTTGTATGTTCTCAGTTCGAAAGTTAAATCAATCCTCTTAATCTTATTTTAGTTTTTATTTTGACGTCTTTAACTTTTTTGAACTTGTGTTTAGTTTCTCCCCACTCATCGACAATATTACTCCTCAAAGTTGAGGTTGAAATATCGAGATGATCTACTTCAATATGTCTGTCCTCAATTTTTCGTATTATAAAGTAGATTCCACTTTTATAGCGATAGAGTGTGTTGATTTTTGGTTTAAAGTTCATATTAATTATGCATTAGCCAGTTCAAGTAATACATCGCCATGGCAAACTTTAGGCGAGCACCAGCAACCTAACGTTTTACCTTTTAGCTCTGGTAGACAGGACATCAAATATTCATTCTTGAGAATCCAATCTCTATACTTTTCTACAACTTCTTCTCGTGTGCCGTCTTTGCCAATTACGTAAGGATTACCCCAGCGAGACGGTCTTCCAATGTAAATATCATAGGGTTCTTTTTTGCAATGTACTACTTTCATTTTTTCAAATTTTGACATAAAGGACACATTGGATATTTACAAGAATTCTCTGGATCTCTTTTTCGATAGTCCTTACATAATAAAGACAAAGTGGATCTTATACCACTCAAGAGGTTATTGTATTCTTCTTCCCAATTTATTTCATTATCCATAGTAGTGAAGGTGGGACTCGAACCCACGGTAGGCAGAATATGAGTCTGCTGAATTAGCCGCTATTCTACTTCACCAAGTGTGTTGTATTTCAGAAGCACGTTTGATGTTGCCACTAAATATGCGATCAAAAAGCTCATTAAAGATTTCGTTCTTACCATATACTCGGCCAAACTTATAGGCAACATCACTAGGTTCTTCTGCAAATGGCGGCCGCTTAAGAAAGAAGCTCATAGCCTTAGTGTCAAGGTGATGGTTGTATAACAACTTAACCATTATGTAATCTTTCTTAACTGCTTCTACTCGAAAGAGTAGATCATTGTTATTATTCGAATTCTCTACGTGATAAATAAAGAACTCGCCGACTTTATATTTATTGACCATAACCCTTTTCTTTTCGGTAATCTCTTAGGCTTTTAGCCTTGAAGAGCGCTGTGATTAGTTTCATTTCTTCTTCTGCGACTATTGGAAATTCATCAGAATTCCTGTCATTGTACACTAGTAATAATTTAGTCTTGTTTTGAAAATGGAACATTAAGCTTCCAATAGCCCATAAGTCTATTTTGTCTTTACTTAAGTATAAATGCTTAATCAAGATATTCACCGCTCAATCTGAAAGCGTTAAATATCATATCTCTATATTGTTTTGATGTTGGATGACTTTCATCATAGTCAGCGTAGGGAGCAAGTATTTGTATATAGTCGTCTCTTGTAGAAGGTAATGCATATACTATGCCATCTTTTCTAACGCCTATAACATAAAAGGGTTTCTTATCAATACCCTGTAAAATTTTACCAATATATCGTGTAGCTGATTTAAGTTCCATGGATCTTGAAAGCTGCCTTTATCATTTTATGTTTTCCAATATCTGGGTCGGCTATTTTTACGAACTCTTTTGTTTGAAGCCACCGCGTTTCTCGGCTCATCTTAATTAAACCTTTGGTCTTGTGTATCATAAGAATCTTAGTAGTTTCACCAGATGCTGATTGTCTAGTTACTATACCAATTGACGAGGATCGTTCTAGAATAGTTCCAACTTTTATTTCAGCAGTCACTATTTTTTAAAGTATTCTATTGCGGACAATATTAAGGCTATTACTAATGCTATAATTCCGCCGAACCAATCACCAATAATAAACTGTCTAATCGCTATAGCTAAAAGTCCAAATCCACTAATGTATTTAACAACAAAATTTTTTGCAGTAGCTATGAGCGTTTTTACATTTTCAAGCGTCATTTGATCTCTCCTTTCTGCAATAAGGGCCAGCGCATAAGACTGGCCCTCTTATGCTTCAATTATTTTATTATCCCCAGATTTGCCTTGCATCCATCGGATACTTTGAACCACTTCCATCAACTACATAGCTTTTTGTTTTATTGCATCCAGGGATAGTGCATTTTTCTAAAACAGCTTTTACTCTAACGTTCTCTTTGACGCCGCCCGCAATTCCTGTGAAGTTGACTCTGCCAATTTTCTCTTTCGCAACTTCGAATTGGTGCTTGTGTAATTTTTCGTTGAGTAATTTGTCGAGCTTCATTAGTCTTTCTTTACTTCTTCAGTAGCGGCCCAAACTAATGTGCCATGCTCATCTGAGTCTTCAACTCTGGGCAGTTTTCTATAACCCTTTCGTGCGTGATATCCACCGCGAGGATCAGGAATAGGATCTTTGCCAGATACAGAGTATCCGAGTCTTCGAGCAATCTCTCTTGGGTCAAGAGGATCTTTAGGTGCTTCTTTTTCTAGCATGTTATTACTTCTTGGTGTATGGGCCTAGATTTCCAGCATCACCATCACCTTCGCCATAGTTGTTCCCTTCCATCGGAAAACCTTTCCCAGCTGGATTAGGTCTCTTTGCGAGTGGAGCTTGTGGTTTTTGAACATAACTATCAGTATCTGACTTTCCACCATAAGTGGTGACCTGTGTTGGATACTTGCTCATCTTGTCTTCTGCCATTGGTTTGGCCTCCTTCATTGCTTGAACTTTGGCTACAGACGTCTTTAAACGCTCTACTGCCGCCTGTAGCTTCATGCGCGCTTCCTCTAATCTTTGTTCTTGATCAGTCATGAGATTATCTTGTGTGTTGGAGGCTAGAAAATTTACTTTGTGATAAGCTTACGGACTATTTCTTCGTGGCATTTAGGACAATAACCAATAGTGACCTTGTCGTTACGTTCATTTTTTTCCCATTTAACGTTGTCTACTTTGCCTCGGCAGTTGGTGCAGAAATAAATAGGTGTGAACTCTTTGTTGGTATCTTTGGTTTCCATAGAGTCAATTATGCTCTCTTAATACCATTCGACGTCAACCTTTTTGTTCCACCATTTTGGATCTTCTTTTGTTAAAAGCAATAGAGTGGCTACTCTATGATTACCGTCGCTGAACTTATTACTAGTGATTTGAATTGGCGGCATTTTGACATCTGGATGTTCTTTAGTATATTTGACGTATTTTAAGACAGTCTGATAAACTCCCCAATCTTTAGCGTCAGGATCTGGATCTGAGCCATCGTGTATTTTTTCAATGTCTTTCCAATAGTATGCCCCAGGTATTTTTTTGAGTAGATCGAAGAGCTCTTTAAACGTCATAGTTTTCTTCTTTATTGGCGCTTTCTTAGTTTCAGCTGCTCCACCAGAAGAGCCCATAGGAGCTTTTAAGACTTCGTTTAATTTCATAAAGTTATCTTACATGTTTTATAGTTAACGTATCTTCAGGAGAGACTGAGATATCGTGGCGATCTATTTCCCCTAATTTACTGCCATCATAATCGAATATTTCAATAGATTTTATACAAGTATGTTTTTTGAATGTAAGTGTTCTATTTAGAGTTTGAAAAGCTTCTCGAGACATTACTATAAACAAGTAGCTATCCCATATTTCCCAATCAGTCCACTCTTTGCATGTTAATTTCAAGTCTGTGGGACAGTGGCTTGCTATTCTCTTAACGCAGGTTTCGCAGGTTTGATTTTTGAGTAGTTGCTTAGTCAGATGCTTTTTTATCATGTAGAGATGCTGTCAAACTTATATCTGCGTTGAGCCAATAACTAAATGCTTTAGTAAATAGCTGTTCGCCTTTTTGATCTATGATGATTAAAGTTTCTAAATAAAGAGTCTTATCAAAATTCAAAGTGATTGGAATGTTGTGCATGAAGTCTTCTTTTGAAACCATCACAGTTAATTTGCCTTTATCCATAGCCGTCCAATTTTTACAAGTAGGTAAGTCGGGCAAGAAAGACTTATGCCGAAAGCAGCACTTCGTTTTATCTGTGCCTATTACGCCTTGATTGATACAGAACTCGCAGGTCTTATCTTTAAGGAGATATTTAGTTCGAGTCTTTCTCCACATTAATTCAAAAGAGCTGCGTCTTTCTCGGTAGAGTGTTGAGGATACATTGTGGGAGGTCCGACCTCGACGCTTTCGATAGGAGTGTAGCTGTCTTCATCAATCCCACTGTTGAAATTGAACACTTCCATGTCGGGATCTAACTTCTGGAGCCGCTCAATCAAATCTCTGACTTTCATTGCCATAGTTTCTCCCTACAATGAAGGCGGTGTTGCCACCGCCTTAGATAATCCAACATGGTCTGTTGGATATTTACCGGATTTACTTGTTAGAAGTTTTCGAAGGGATCGAATTCACCGAGCTCTTCCTCGTCGCGAAGGGCCATCTCGATATCAAAGAGATCGTCGTTGATCTCCATATCGACTGCTTCCGCTTCGGCAGCCGCCTCAAGATCTTCCAAGTAGGCCTGAGCCTCTTCGGGATCTTCCCTTTCCAGCTCTGCCAAAACCTTTGAATCAAAGCCGCTCATTGAATTGATCCTCCTGTAGCTTCATAATAAGCTACTGTCGAAACTCTACTGATATGGAATTGTTTCGGCTAATTGCTTGAGAAAAGCTTGAGCTTCAGCGCTATTATTAAAACAAAGATATATCGGAGTATTGTTACTTTTAAGCCAAACTTCAACAAATCTATTGTTGTTTTCAAGCTGTGCAGCTGCAAGAATTTCGTGTGGCAAAATAACAAAAGCCGCTTTGTTTTCCCATCCTCCCGTGATAATAGTTTTGTTTACTACAGGAGGAGTTGAGGGTGCAGCAAATATAAGTGCCGTTAAAAATAGCATGACCCCTATTACAAATAGCTTCTTCATGTTAGAGCTCCTTCAACGATCGACGAATTTCAGTGAGATATTCTATTGCCTTTGCAACACTCCAAGCATGAACCATGTCAGTGCTCTTTGTCACATCATCTACAGTGATAGTTTTGCGAAGCGGAGTGTCGGACCGGACCAGTCAATGCTGATCACCCTGTGTCGGTAGCCAATTTCAATAAAACCTTGGTCAATCTTCACCAGCCACCAGCGATCGTCTCGTTCAGGATCGTAGCAGTTAACTAGGCAATGCATCTTTTCTGGTCTTTCAAAGCCGGCCGAGATGAACCATGCCCTTACTGTTTCTTCTTTGAGGAGATCTGCCTCTTTGTCATACTTCGGCTTTCGATAAGCGGGATCATCTTCAAAGCGTCCATAAATCGTGAAGCCTTCAAAGTCGTGACCGTCAGTAGTACCTGCACGAACTACAGCTACTTCTTGTGTCGCTGGGTCATTGAACATCTCAACGACGTCGGCTGGTAATCCGCAGTCGTCAGACTGAGGGCCTGACACATGGATGTATCCAGTGATCTTCGGTCTGCCAGAGCCATGAGCCGTGCCCAGCCTCATATTTTTAGCGCTTCACAATTGATGTTGTGCGTAGTCTTTCGGCGTCGGTCAAAGAGAAGACCGCTTGCCTTTAGATCAGCTACAGTCATGCTCACCTTAGCTAACTCCCCATGGCTGAAGCCTTTACCCTTGCGATAATAACGATGTCCATTTGCAAAAACCTTTGCTCTCATATTTCCCCCGTTATGTTATTTTCAATCTCTTATCAAAATGTTTCTCTTGGTTTAAATCATTTTCAAGTTCTCTAACAGAAGCCCGATAATCTGGGTCACCTTCATCAATTTTTGTTTTGGGCTTGGATTCAACTTTAGCGCCCCACTTTATATCGTCAGATCGGACTTCGCCGTCTATCCAGAAACCGTCACCATCTTCATGGTTTGTATACCAGAGAGCGCAACCAAAAGGTATGAAGGTCAGACACATCGGAGCTATTAACTCCATCCACTCCCAATTGGGTTGAGTGTTATCCCAAACAAGTTTTTCTGTTTTTTTGTCGATGCGTGCAACAGAAGTTGGGAAGACAAAAGATGCAATGATAGGAATGCCCGTAACAAGAGCACTCTGTAATAGTATAATAGCGAGAACGTAAAGAATTCTTTGCTCATAGAATTTAGAGCGTAGGAAGCCCCCCGCTTCAAAAACTTGAAAGAATGATAGAAAATGAAAGCGACTACGCGCCCAACTCCGATGAACAGATAAGCAATAGCCCTGATTACGAAATAGATAACTTTCATCTTACCACTCCTCAAAATCTTTTGCCCAATGTAAATATTTCTTTTGACCACGTCCCGCTGGGGCATGTCTAAGCTTGATACTGTTTCTGCCAGTCTCTCCTAACATTTCACTAGGAATGTAATAAAAATTCTTAGTGAAAGTGTCGTAGACGATGATAGCGTCTATATCATCTTTTGTGTATTTCTTAGCATCATAACCCTTGTTATATCTACACGTAATTTTGGTAATTATTCCATTACCAGTGTGATATCTAATTTGGATTTTTTCTAGTTTGTTGTTCCTTTCTATAACTAAATCATAGCGTTGGTTATCGCCCATCGGAATTGATACTGGATAACCTCTTTTCACAGCTTCCGCTAAAACAAAAGCTTCTCCTATGTCGCCCTCGTTTTTCCAATTCATGGCCGCCGCCTCCTACAATTTATCTTATGGCCGGCGGCCGATAAGTCTTGAGCTCGGCCCGGATTGAACGGGCGACTCACTGGTTAAAAGCCAGTTGCTCTACCACTGAGCTACGAGCCCAGATTTTCTATGTCGCTATTCCCTTTGCAAGTAGAAGAGCTTGAAGCCTCATCCACTCTTTCTTGTCATACTCATTCTGACCAACAGCCTTAGTCCAAAGCCTATGGAACAATTCTGCGATCTCTGGATCTTTTACCATTTTGAATTCTCCTTTGTATCACTTATGCGCCAGAACAAAGAGGCCAGTGTCGCTCGAGGTGGTCTTTCCTCATTGCGAGGTTGTGTCCTTTGTTCTTCTGTTTCCGAGAGGTTTTCTCCCGCTCCCTGATTTTCTGTTGAGCTTCTCGCTGCTTCACTCGGATTGCTTCATCGAACTTATCAACCATCCGTGAGAGCTCTAAGTGCAGGTCGCTAAAAGTTCTCTTCGCTTCGTTGAACTTCTTGATGAAGTCAGGATCGAGGTCCATGAGCTCATCATCTTCGTAGTCGTCTCCTTCAGGCACCTTAATGCCATAGACAGGATACCACTCATCGCCCGAGACGTAGACTTTCACCAGACTCTCCTTTAGGAGAATACTATAACTCCGTCTCGAAGCTCCATCTTGTTTGCTTGGAAGCCGGAAGCTTGAGGATGTCCTCCACCACCATGTTTCTTTGCGATCTGAGAAACGTCTAACGTTTTGGAAGTAGTATAGAGTCCTACTCGGTATTGACCATTCCTGTCAAATTCAAAAGCCAGCATGATGTCATGTTTCTTCTCATCCCAGACTGAAAGAAATGCGTTTGAATTTCTATCTGAGTTGCAGCAGATGGCCTTATAGCCATCGAACGTAGCTTCAAAAGCATCATTCTTCATTGTGTCAATATCATATTGTCTTTGGTATTTGCGAATAGCAAATCCTGATTCAATGATCGAATGAACTCTGCCCGCCTCAGCTTCCAGAGAAAGACTGAAGAGATCTTGCCAGAATTGCCAATTGGTAACTGGATCTGTGTCGATCGCCTTCATCCCGAGTTGAAATGGCTCAATTCTGTCTTGCCAGCGTTCTTCGTTTGAATGATCCCAGACGTCATATGCGCCCAAGAGCTGAACGGTTAGAGGAGCCGGCTTGCGGGGAAAGAAATATTCCCAAGCTAACATACAGGCTGCCGTTCCGATTCGACGAAGCCCAGCGAACTTTGTGAGAGGATAGTTCTGATTCAGCCAATCGATAAAAGACTTGTGATGGTCTACTATCGTCAGGTTGGGATATTTCTTGATGATGGCATCGATTTTTTCATATGGCGACGGAACGACGTCTACGAAAATGATAGTATCTTCTATAGGAAGATCTGGTACTTCTTCGCCGTATTCAAGTGGACGAAGAATTGCATCTGTCAAAGCCCACTTGATGATGGCTCCTGATGCCTTACCGTCGTTGTCGCTTTTGTGATAAAAGATGTGCGTCATTTTTTGTCCTTATTAAGAATTTCATCTACGGGAGTAACGAAAACTACATACGGCTTTAACATCATTTGGTCATACTGTTCTAACGCTACAGCTAAGGGATGGTTCTCGTAGACATTCTTTTCAAACCATTTGATCTTGTTGAAGATTTCAGTTCCGTATGGAAGCTCTAAGCGAATTTGAGCTGGAGAGACATGACGATTTTGGGCTTCAACAAAGGTGATCGCCGCTATTGTCGCATCTTTGGCACCAACTTTATAGCCCTCACCATATTTGTCTGCATGGACAGCTGCTGCAATTCCAATAGCAATTCCGCCGCAAACAGCTATGGTGATAGTTATAGAAAGTATTACTTTCCAGAATTTTCTCCAACCAGACCAGAAGATTTGTCGAGCTTCTTGTGGAGAGAATTCTCTGAATCTTCTATTCTCTTGTTCGAGTTCGGTGCCACGCTTGATTGCTTCATCGATAAGGTTAGCATCGTAGCCAGTCCAATATTGCTGCTCATTTTGCATGCGAATAAATGGGCTGCTTTCAATTACAGTCTGTAATTTTCTCATTTCATTCCTTGCCTTACATATCCAGCCGGGCAACGGACAATACCACCGTCGTCCAGTCTTACGAGAATATGACAACTCTTTGCTCTTGGATTTATGCCATAAATTGTAGAAACTTTTCCAGCTAGTCTCTTAGGTTTGCCATCAGGGAATATGAATTTTCGACCATAGTCGGTGGGAAGAAAACTAAAACTTTTACAGTAGCGATTCCAGTTGGCTTGTTCTGCCGGTAGTCCAGATTGATCATTCAAGACTGAGCCTTTGAGACTACAACGAAAACCAATGTTATCCCAACTGATACGACCCGTTGTGATCTTGATGCCATAAGTCATTTCTAAAACTTCGAGCTTTGCCTCAATCTCAAAGCGAAGTTCTTCGATGTTTGCGCTATTGAAGCTGTGTATGTATTTGCCCCTGAGTGCTTTCTTCAGGTCTTCTCGTTCTAGAGGTGGATGTGCCATACTTCATTCTAAGATATTGTCGAAGGCAGAATTGGCCAGCTGAGTTGCATGTTAGGAACAATGAGACCGCATGTTAGGGTAATGTAGCCGCCATCAACAATTGCTTGTTTGTAAGTGGCGTCCATTAATTTCATTTTTTCATCGGTCGGTTTGCCGAGCGTTTCTGCTTCAGTCATTGATTTTCCTTTTTGTTCTATGCAGCCGGAGAGATTTGAACTCTCAATCCCAAATGGGCCATAGCGCCTCGGGCTATGGTGTATGCCAGGTTCCACCACGGCTGCTCAATTTAGACTTATGTTGCCAAAGGAAAATGTGTTTGCCGTTTCACCACTGTCGCATTATTTCTTTCGCTTCTTAGTTGCCGTACTATAAAGACTGGTAAGAGGTTTATTCTTTACCCAGTTGACATACTTCTGTAGTCTCTCATTACCGAGTAGAAGATTGAGTGAATTGAATTGGAGTCTTAGCTCTGTGTTACTAAAAAGTAAATGTAATTGGTCACCGCACTGGACACAAACTTGAATTCCATCATCTGTCTTCCGACGCGATGCAATCGGTTCATAATGATGGAATTCAAAGAAGCTCTTGTCATCGCTTTCGCGTTTACAGATCGAGCAAATCATATTCCTATGTATGCTCTTAATCTAGGAAAGCCATGAACTCCCGAGCCCTTGCTTTGTTTTCGGTATTGGGCTCGACCTTGTGCCAGCCGTCGAGATAGGTAGTGCTATGGTCAGGGTGTTTTACATAACCACGTGCATAAACCGTTGCATCTCTTACCATACGGTTCCAAGGAGTATTGGCCTCATCAGGATGCGCTTTCAAATAATCTTTGTGTTCGCTTTCGTTTTGAACCATTCCGCCGCGAGTGTAAACGGTTTCACCGCCGACCCTGTAAACAAATTCACAGAGATGGGGCTTACCACCGCGAGTTCTAACGATTGGTTCGTTCTTGAGGATCATGAGTTTGTCTACTTCCAGATTTTTTGCTGGAATGAAAAACCATTCTCCTTGGCGAATGTAAGCTTCGTTCTTTCTTTTGTTTTTGTGTTTTGCTTTTACTCCCGCCCTTTTGAGTGCTTCTTTTACGACTTCTGGTTTGAGAGCATCCATTGCATCAGCCACGTTTTTAGCACTAGCTGATTCGGGGATTGCTGCCACGAACCAGTGTCTTTCGTCGTGCCCACAAAGGAATTTAGAATTTTCGTGAGTCATGTTGTTTTTGAGCATCAGTAAAAGATGTCTTTGTTTTGGTTGGACGTCGAGGACTTCAACGTCGATATTCTGGTCATAGGTATCAATGACAAAAACTTCATCTCGTCCTCTTGTAGCAATGTCAATTCTTGGATTGGTGCCCTGTGAACCCCTGACGATTCTTGCTCGACCTACTTTGTCTTCAAGTTCAACTTTAGCACCCATCTTTTCGAACTTGCGTTCGAGAGTGTCTGCATTCATAAATTCTCCTCAGCTCTTTTAATAGAGCAATTTATGGAGCTGGCCGGGTTCGAACCGGCTGCCTCAACATTGCAAATGTTGCGCTCTAGCCAATTGAGCTACAGCCCCGTAGAGCACCGCTTTGGTGCTCTGCGCCTACCATACTGAAGCTGGTTAACCAACTCTCAGTAGTGTAGCGTCGTTGTAAGCTGCACGAGCAGCTACTTTGTTAGTGAAATACCCCAGGTGATACCTGCGGCCATTGATCGAGATCTGTGAGCGATATTTTCTATGCTCCCAATCGAAGTAATAGCCACGCGGCTTCCTCTTGTCAGTCATATTAACTCCTCCGTCACATATTATATTTTCAGCTTTCTGCTGTTTATACTAATTATGCTACTTCTTGACGGATTTTGAGCTGTTTTCTATATAGTTGGCCAACCGCCTAATAAGAGGCCGGATATTTTGTGAGCCTGTCCATGCTTTTTGTATTACGGCTTTAACTATCGGTTTAGCCATTAAACGTTGATACCAATCCCTTATAATGTTCCAAAGAGCTATGATACGAGGCACTACAAAATCTCGAGCGACGATGTAATACTTCACTATAATATTCCAAATGATAATGGAATATTTTACCACTTCTTTTCGAATAGCGATCACTTGTGGTGTTTCCCACTGGACTTTCAAAAAAGCAAAGATCTTCTTTACCAGAATTTCAATATAAAGCTCATGCCGTATGAAGTTTGGATCTACAACAAGTTTACGCTTTGCTGGTAACGGTTTTTTGAACTCACCTGTTCGGATCAAATAGCCGATCAAATATTTTAGGGCATAAAATATACCCCAGCTTGCTACGCCGAATGTCAGCAAGCCAAAGAACACCATGAGATAAAACAACGAGATGTCCATGTTATTCCTTTCTAAGATAAACTATGCTCTTTCTCGTGCGGACAATAACCATAATGTCCTCGGGCACAATTACAATTAAAACAGAGAGTTCTAAATTCTTTTGGAAAATTGTTTTTGATGAGCCAACGATGTAATTTCTTGCCGCCACCACCTATTTCTTGTCTATGTTTTTTTCCGCCACCATTAATATGATCGATAGTCAAAAATTCCTGTCTTGCTTCACCGCACCCTGAACAGGAACATACTCGGCCATAGTGATCAAAAATTTTATCTTTAAGTCTTTTTCTTTGAGCTGCTCTTACCGCTTTACATTTTGCTGATCGATTGTATTCTCTCCGTTTAGTTTTATTTGGTTTTTTGTGTTGATGATCCATAAGCGACCGGGGAGAGTCGAACTCCCATCATGGACTTGGAGGGCCCAGGTAATACCGCTATACGACGATCGCATCTAAAGAAGGGTCTTGGTATGCCCACCTACCGTAGTCTTCATGACAAAGATACGCGATAAACAAACATACCCAAAGAATCATGCGCCACCGACCCTACGTAGCTCTTTATTTTTTAGTCATGAACAGATCACAGCAATACTCATCTGCTGGGGCAGGCAGAAGAGACGGATCGCTTACATCTTCAAGCGTGTTAGTCATCCACTTTTGGAAACCTTTGTTTTTACAATTATGGGTGCCACTTAAGAATTTACACTTTGCACAATCAGACCCACCCTTAGGAACTACCATACCGAGTTGATGATTTTCTGGATAATAGTTAGTTTCTTCATTGATGAGAGTGAATATGTCTTTATTCATGTTTGATCCTTCCATAATTAATATCTTTCAGTAAATGCTTAGTAGTTTCACGTCTGGCTCTTTTCCAAGACTCTTTTACTTTTGCCCAAAGTTCTTCTTGGTTAGGAGCTTTTTCACCAAGAGCGTAATACGTTTTGTCTCTGCTTACAAAGACGGCACAATTCTTAAACAAGATTGCCAATTGTTGTTCGTTTCTTGCGCTATAGAGAAGCGCTTCGATGTAATACACAGAACTTTTCTCTTTTTTCTATTGCTCTAATAATTGCTTGCCAAGCCTTCTTCCCTCGATTTGTTTTTCGACTTGGGGCAGCAAAGTATGGTCCCACACTATAGACTGGTCTCCTACATTCCGGACAAATTTTTAAAGTACCGTTTCGGCGATGAGGATGAAAAGCTTTTAAGCACTCTAGGCAGACAAAGACACAGTCGTGAGAGGTCCAGCCGTCGTCGATAGGATCGTATGGACTGATAGCGCATTTATCTCTTTCGCCATTCCATTTCCAATAACGCATTCCTGGATGAAGCCAATAATAGTTCATTTGGAAGCTTCTTTTTCTTTCGCAAGAAAAAAGAGAGTATCAGTTAAGTCCTCAATGATTTCTTTTATCTCTTTAGAAATATTTGACGAAGATAGCTGATCGTGATAATAACGAATTAATGCCTCTTCTCTTGCTTGCATCCAAAGGATTAAATCGTTAATATTTATAGAACCATTAATGATTTTGGCACGATCTAATAAACTCTCTGATAGATTAGGATCTAATTTCCCCGTCCCATAGCAACGCCTGCAAGGAACCTTTATTGAAGAGCTTTTAAAAAATCCACGATAGATTTCGGGCGTAGATCCTTTGCCGTTACAGTTGGGACAATCTTTGCCTATCACAGTCAGCTCCTTTATTACTCCCTACCAGAATTGAACTGGTGTTTGAAGGATGAAAACCTCCTGACCTGGACCACTAGTCGAAGGGAGCACGTTTGCGGGACGAGGGATTCGAACCCCCGACCTACTGGGTGTAGACCAGCCGCTCTGGGCCATCTGAGCTAGTCCCGCGTGTATTTATTTATGCCCAAACCAATATTCTTCTCGTTCTCTTCGTTTGCGTCCTATTTCTTCGGCTTCTTTCATGATTTTATTTACGAGCTCACTTTCTTTTTCGAAATCTCTTTCTATCCCAGTGAAGGTGTAAACTCCAGGATGACCAGGAATTGGAATTCGTTTTGCTTTCATTACTTTACCTTTGGTAAATCTAAGGTCTTATAGTATTTAGGATCTAGACCAGATTTCATATAGCTCAAAGCTTCTTTTGCTGAAAGCTTTCCAAGAGTAGTTGAAAGACTTAGTATTGGTCTATCACTTCCACTTGGAGTGGGATGGTTACGATAGAGATAGGCGTGCCATAAGCCATCTTCTTTACTCACATCCAAAATTATA